CCCTCTTTCATCTGTTCTCTCTCCCCCCCCCCCACTCCCCCCCCCCTTCTTTTTTTTTTTCCTATTCATCGGCCACTCCCTCCATTCATTCGTAGACATTTTTCCAATTCAAAAACTAATCCCTTCTTCCTATTAGACCAAGAGCTTGATGGCTGTCTCCCCAGAAGTTCACATACAAGCGTTTGTGCTGTTTACCGTCATCGTCGTTGGTATTGCCCTTCCTGTCGCCATCACCGAACTCGCCACACCCATCGCTTTTGCTGTTCTTGCTGTTTTGCTTCCCATTCTCGCTATCCTCTACTCCAACACATCACTGCCCTCTGGCGAAGACAATACCTCCCCGGTCAGCCTTGCGCAGTGGCTCCGCTGGTGTCAATACGTCGTGATCGCAGCTAGCCTCCTGTGGACCAATGCTCTCGTCGCGACCACAAATTGAGATCAATTATCACAATCCATCTAAAGACACAATTCGGCGCTGCACAAGATGGCCAACGCAACAGAGTCGCCAACCAAAATCGCATTCACCGAATCCGCCACTGCTGCTGACGACCAAGAATGGGTTTCCGTGGTTGTCGACGACTTTGAAGATGGTGGCATTATCTACTACGTCGATGAAAACAACATTGTCTATGACACCGAAGACATCTACTTTGGCGTTAAGCCTGCTCGTATCATCGGACGCCGAATCGATGGAAAGTTCGCCCCAATAAAATCCAAGGCATCCACTTCTCCCGTTTGCACATCCTCCACCAATTCCACCACATAACCCTCCTCTTGCATCTCCTTTGCCGCCACCTTCGCCAGTTCCCAATCTTCATACTTGCCCGTATACGGACCCAACACCACCCTTTTTGCTAGTTCACTCTGTGGTACCACTGCATAGCGACTTTGCCAAGAAGGAACAACTGGACTCTCGCCCAAGGCTATCAACACTTCTTCCGCCGAAGCCGCAATCGGCAGTCCCCAAGCACACGTTGATCCAATCAACACCCATGTGTCAGCTGTCGTGGATGCGTTTTGCGGTATCACTGGCGAAGGATTAACTGTCGCTTGATAGACCCCTGAGTTGACACCGACCATCGGACGATTAGTAATTGATGCGGCCACCGGCGGCAACTCCCAGCGACCATTCGCCCTGACCATCTTGACCGCAGGAACCCGCGGATGAAAGACTAATGAAGCAAGAGGAGGGGATGGTGTTGATGGACCCAAACGTTCAGCGACTTCATCCACACGGTGGTCGTGAATCCAACGGTCCTGCCACGTGCCTGCCCCCACCCCCGTGCCCATCGACAACTCATTTGGAATTGACGCTTTCGCTGACGACGCCTTGGCTGACGTCGGGGATGGAGAGAGGCTTACCGCCTTCGGAGTTGTTAACTTGCGGAGAAAATTCATCAACTCGGGAGTTGCACTGGCCTGATTATGTTGCTCTTGAAATGCAAAACCAGTAGACATCTATTGCTACTCTTACTTAAGGTTTGGTCTTCTTGGCCTTGAGTTCCTTTTGCTCTTTGATCGGCCGGGAGTTGATGATCTTGTCTTCGGCAGCCTTGTAGGCATCAGTGCCCTTGCCAAACATTTCCACAAGTTTTCCTTCGAGATATTTCTTGGTGAGGGGCTGCTTGCGGCGAGTCGTGGCGACCCTGAGTTGAGCACCCCCCGTATCCAATCCTTGAACATTCTTCTCCTCCATCTCACGGATCACCACCGCACCCAACTCCTTCTTGCGCGCCCTTAACTCACGGGCGTGTCGCTGGAGCTTGGCCAGTTCGGCATCACATGTCAACCACTCTCGAATGTTAGTAACAAATTGCTGTTGATTCATCTGTGATATTTCTAACATAGTCAAAGAAGGAGTTTTTCCTCGTTTAGACAAATGAACACCCTCATTCACGCAGTTAAACGGACCGAGGTGCGACTAATGATGGCCTTTGTGATTGGCCTTGGTATTGCCACACTGTTGCGAGAGCCGTGCAAGGGGGTCATGTGCCGCAAGCTGGTGGCTCCAAATCTACAAGAGGTGATAGGGAAGGTGTGGCAACACGGAAGTGGATGCATGCGGGTGCGTCTTAACTCGACCCCGTGCAGCGGTGCTGACTCAAAGAATCCAATTATTCCGGTTGTCTGAATTCAGGCAGCGGTGCGCTGCGGCAGAATAGAAGTTGCGTGTAACCAACAGGAAAAAACTGGTTCTCTCTAGGCAACGGGATGTCAACTCCAATCGGTCAGCTAGGCGGCGGAGGTGGTGGCGGAGGGGGAATGGCGCCTTCCACAAAGCCATCCGATGTGGAACTGATCGAGCAACAACTGATGAACAATCCAGGTGCTACGCTAGCGGGAGGAGACATGGGCTACCCCCAAGCGCCTCGGATTGATGCGCAGGCATCCCCCGCCGCGGTCCCAGGCGTTGCCTTTCCAGCCCAGTATCCACCAAGCTACGGTCATTCGGTTCACGCTCCACCTGCGGTGCCGCCGCCTCATCGAAGCGCCCTCGATGAATACGCCTTTCCGATAGCTCTCTTCATTATAACTGTGATTTCTCTTTCACCGTTCGTCGAGGGTTTGCTGAAGCGATATGTTCCGTCGGCAACAGGAAATGTATGGATGATGGTCGGGATCAAGGCGGCCTTGGTAGCTGGCGGCTTCATGGTGTTGGACAAGCTGAACCAGTGAAGGGGGGCAGAGAGACCCCCATATTCAAATCCTCCTGCGCACAAGTTGACTGACGCTGATGACGTCATCAATGACGTCATCGATACCCGCACCGTCCCGAGTTAACAGCCCACACCACGAGTTGACAACCCCCGTCTCCCTATCTATCCCCACAACTCTATACTATCATACCCTCTTACACTCACTTCCGCAGAGTACTATGCCCCCGCTTCTTGTGCGACTTGCGACGTGTGCTCCGTCCACGCCGTCGAGTTAACCGTTGACCCTTGCCGGTCCGTGCCGCTGGCGTCTCCAGTCTTGGCTCTCCCGGCTCCGGCGCACCCTCCTCCGTCTTCTTTTCCATCGCCGCCTTGGCCTGCCGGTTCGCTCCCGGCTCATAACGCAAAAAATAATAAGTCCATTTTTCCTTAGACTTCTTGTCCTCCTTGCCCTTGAGCTGCTTGAACCGCTGGCTCTTCTTACGACGGATGTCGGCAAGCGAAGTCTGGTCTCCATAGCACGGACGATCAAACCGAGCCAATGGACCTCGAGCATCCACCCCACACTCTTGCGCCAATGACGACAAGTCGTTGCATAAACACACAATCTGATCCTTTGAGAACAGCGATGTGTGGACAAAGATGAACGGCAGATAAAGTGTCAGCAGGGTATCGATAGTGGCGATGCGGTATTCGCGATCGTTGATGAGAATGGGATTCATTGCGTGACATTCGAGCGCCTCGAAGATAACCGCCACCACCCGATCGTCAATATGCAGAGACCAGTGTTTGCCAATTACCTCACCCACCTCCTCGTGCTCCTCCATTTTCACCTTGTGGCGATCCGATTCCAACTTGCGCTTGGTGTACCGAGCCACCTCCTTTGCCTCGGTCGAAATGGCAACAATCGTTGTCATCGGGACCACCTCGGGCTCGTGCCGCCGTCGCAACTTGTAGTTGATCTCGTCCACAGCAAAGGCTCCCGCAAACATCACACGATGCTGAGCCAAAAAGTCCCTCAGTTCGCCCAGTATGCCAGGAAAGCGTTCGACATAGGCTTCTCGGTCGCGAATCAGATGCTGTCGGACTCGCATAGTGCAACCGGGCTCTCGCATCGGATAGGCCTCGTCAAGTAGCGCCAGGCGGTTGGCCACCTTGTCCCACCGAGACACATCGCCATCTGGACGTGACAACTCCAAATGCATTAGCATCTTGAGGTACACCGGCGGAGTGTAATGGATTCCGTCGCGAACCACCGTTTGGTCCTTGAGGACTGAATACAGACGTGGATCGAGATAAGTGATGTCAGCCACAGGCACATAGTTGACATGCACCTTAAAAGTGCCGCCGTGGACCCCAGCCGAAGCCACAACATCGGTGTAGCCCTTATGGGCATAAATGTTGGCCAAGTCCTTGGCGTCCTTGACCGGATTGGGCGAAAAGAAATCGTAATCGGGAAGTTCAACAGTTGTGTCATAGAACTGCATCGCCCGTGGAAGAATGTTGTTGATGGCAGTACCACCATAGCAGATGAGCCGACGGTCCCGAATAAACCTTTCGACGATCCGCATCATATCGATGACCGCATCGTTCTGCATCATCTCAAACCCTTGGCGGCGCTCAATCCTGTCAACAGCATCCTTAACATAAGGTTGGTGACACTTAGCATAAGGTGGCCGACTCATTCTGCTATCTAACACGATTATTCGGCTCAAAGGTGCTTAGACATTAAACTTGAAGTAGGGGGCCGTCTTAGTGCGGAGGGCATATGACAGCTTTGGATCCTGCGCCTTGGGATGCGGGAGGCGAATGATCTTCTGCTGTAACTGCACCGGCTTGAGCACAAAGCCACTGTTCTTCGACCTGTAATAGTCCAAAGCGGCACGCTTGTTCTCGTCTTCCACTTGGAACGCCACCGCTGGCAACTGACAGCCAATCCATAACGCCGGGCCAATCGGATACGACACTGGACCCCCTCCGCTCTGGGTCGTAGGCGTAATGAGCGTCAGTTGCTGCTTGTTCGCCTCTCGAATCTGACCCGGCGCCGCCGTCGCTCGCAGTATCGGTGCCGGAGTTGAGACAAAAAATGGCTCGCCTGCACCCTGCGCAATATTCACCACACTGGCCAAAGCCATATTGTCGGTCCAACTACGATCCGAGGCCTCCAAAATGACAATACACTTGCCTCGTAGTTCTGCAAGAGGGGTGGAAAGGATGGACGTGGTTGCGGGGCCATGTATGGCATTTCCACCAAACTTGCCTGCCTGTAACAACCGTGTGCCAAACTCCCGCTTAATCAGATGGCCAAGCTGTGTGAGTGTTTCTGGTTTCCGGGTGCGGAGACGACAATGCAAGAGAAGGGGTTCGGTAGGCCTAGGTACCCGACCCGCCGAAAATGCTGTGGACGCTACCTCTCGCATCACGTCGGACAACGGCAAACAGTTCCGAGTCCCGATCGCCAGATCCGAAGCACTCGCCGACCCCGCCACTGCGGGCTCATCCTGGGTGCCGTCACCTGTACAACTCTCCGGCATCGTGTAGATGGCGAAATCCACAAATCGTGCCCCCTCCTTCAGCACCTTTCGGATTTGCGCCGTGCTCACCGTTCCGCCATCATAGTCTCCCTCACAACAAGTGTTGTATGAAGCCAGCATGTAGTAGTTGACGAGCTGATCAGCCCCAGTCAGCTGGGGCAAACTACCAAGAGCATCGCTGACACTGCCAGCGTCGGCGTCGACGTCTCCACCTTCGCCCCCCACGGCTCCCTCTAGCTTTGGACGCTGTGTCCAAGTATGGATTAGAATCAACGCCGCAATGGCCACAGCCAATACCGCCAGCAACCCCACACCCAAGCCCTCCTCGAATTGCATGCTCGGCATCTTTGGGGGTTCCTACGGAAGGCTGAGAAACTTAGACTATTGACCTACACTAGCACAATGGGAGGCGGACTCCTCAATCTATCTGCCGTCGGCACCGAAAACATCATGCTGTTCGGCAATCCAGAAAAGTCTTACTGGCAAGGCTCTTATGTTAAGTTCACGAACTTTGGGATCCAGAGTTTCCGGCTGGACTATACTGGGCAACCAGCGCTTCGGGACAGCGAGAGCACACGGATTCGGTTTCCCATCCCTCGGTACGCCAGCCTTGTCGGACAGACATATGTTAGCATTACATTACCAGACATTTACAGCGCACTCCCAGCGGCTGGAACTATTGATGATCCCATTTATCTCAAAGGCGATGGACAGAACGGCGATCCTTACACCGATCCGCTCACTTTTCAGCCATACGAGTTTCAGTGGATTGAAAAGCTTGGATTCAATTGCATAGAGCGGATTGAAGTTAACATTGGTGGACACCTCATTGAAGATTACACTGGCGAATTTTTGGCAATGTGTCAGGAGCGGGACGGCGACGCCAAGCAAGACGAATTGTTAGACGAAATGATCGGCAACACGGACGAACTGACCAATCCCGCAAAGGCTGCTTTCGAGGAGATGCAACAGGTAAAAAACGCTGCCTACGACATTACTGCCGCTGCCAACAACAATATTATGCTGTCGCGCATGTCCCAGGGAGGCCAGATGGTCTATTCCGGCACTGGTAATAGTGGTGCTATTGCAGTCAACTACCAAAAGGCGGCCGACTACATCGGCACTATTCCCGAGACCTACTCCCCATATGTGCTCAACTCGTACCCACACAGCTGGCCGTGGCCCCCCAATGGCTCCGCCGCCGCTAACCCTCCCTGGACCGCCCAGTATCCATTTCCCGAAGATCTAGCTCCCGCTGCCCGGGATCTAACCGATTGCAACGCAGTTAACACTCCTTCGATCAAGGGTCGAAAACTGTTGGTCCCACTCAATCCCTGGTTCGGTCGCAATTCCAAAGCTGCCCTTCCGTTAGTGGCTCTCCAATATGCAGACGTTGAAATCTTCGTCACCTTTCGTCCACTTAACGAGTGGTTCACTATCCAAAAGTACATGCCGCCGCCGGGAGGCTACACCGGTCAAAACGGCGATTATTCGATCAACCCGGGCACCAACGGCATCGGCACCACCACATCGTGGACCGCTTCCCGCTGCAATCCACCATCCACCGCCTCGGGCTACACAGGATTTGCCGATTCGGATACCACCATCTGGCCGGCCGGTTTCCAACAACGTATGGCACCGCAATACGGGGGATATTACGATTATCTTTCAGCCTTTAATGCCGGGCAGCCACTCCATCTGTTTGTACCCAGTTACTACACACCCGATCCCAAGAACCTCGCCACCTTCCTCAACCCTAACACCACTTGGGACCCCGAGATTCACCTGATCGCCAACTACATATTCCTCGAAGACGATGAAAACTCACTGTTTGCACAAGACGAACAAACCTATCTTGTCCGCACCACTCACGATAATGAATTCTATGGCGTGCGCACAGCTGACAGCGTGGACATTGAAACCTATGGGCTCATTGCTTCGCTCACTTGGCGTTTTCGTCGATCGGACGTGCAGCAGCGCAACCAATGGCTCAACTATACCAACTGGCGTTTTCTAAACAACCCCAACACACTTCCAATGGTCATCCAAAGCCTAGGCTATCTCAGCCGTCAGCAAGGACCAAGCGCCTTTGCAGAGAGCAACGAAAAGCACATTTTACAAGAACTATCCATCTGGATGGACGGCAAAGAGCGAGAGACCGAGTTTGCAAGAGGGGTATGGGAGTACATACAAAAGTACCAGCGGTCCAATTCCGGTTTCAAGGCGCTACCTGGTTTGGATTTCTACACTTTTGAAGTTAAAACCAATCCAGCGTCGTTGCAGCCGAGTGGGGCCTTTAACATGAGCAAGTACCGCCGACTCACCCTCATGTTCTCCCTCTTACAACCCCCGTTGGACCCAACATTCAACAACAACGTTGCGGCGGGACAGACCCAGTCGATCGCCCTCCCGGGAGGCGGTTCAGAGGCCGTGTGCTTACCTGTCTTCAACAATAACACCCTACAGAACCTGTCTTATAACTACGATCTGAATGTGTACGTGGAAAAATACAACATGTTGGTCATTACGAATGGTTTGGCGGGATTGGCCTTTACCCGGTAGAGGGGACTTGAGCGATCCCGTGACTGAGTTAACACATCCTCCCGTCGAGTTAAGCACATGCGCCTTTGAATAATGTCTGCTGCGATGATAGCCATCCCCCGATGTCTAGCGTCACCAAGACGGGGCCCTCGGCCTTTTTTGCTTCGTGGCAGACCGCTGCCATCACCACCCTTATCCACTACGTCTCTGCTGTGGCCACTATAGCCTGGTTTCTGTCGATGACTCCCACCGATGGACCGGTCGAGTCTTTCAAGGGTGTTAACTCGGAACTACCCACCAGCATCGATGTGGCCATGACCAACTTGCACGTCGTCGAAGACGTGGTAGAACACGTCTGCAAACAAGGCGTCCAGCGGGTGATTAATGCTTTTACTCGTACCACTTCTGGTTGTTCCGATGGGGAGCTCGACGCCCAAGAGAATAACCGCCTCGAGAGCACACTGGTCGGGGCAGTTAAGGAAGCCGAGGGTTTGGCCAAGAAGAACGATAGCATAGTGAAGCAGTCCGAGGCAAAGGTAGAGCGGGTACAGGGACAACTTGAGGCAGCAATCGAGTCCGAGCGGGCTTTGGCAGAGGCGACGGCGGGATCATCAACTCCATCCGAAAAGGCTCAACTCACCCGGGCTCAGTCCAAGGTGTCTAATCTGACCCGAGCAAGGCAAGAGGCCGTATCGCAACTGGAACGGGACCAAGCGGCCTTGGCTGGGGCTCAACAAAACGTCGAACGTGTTGCAAGAAATTCCAGTTTCATTGTCCAATCGTGTGAGGAGCGTGAAAACGCAGAAGATGAGCAAGCTGAGCGGCACGAGCTCCGTGAGCGGGAGTTGACAATGTATCAGTCCAAGACGCAGCAGAGTCAGACACAACAGGGTGGCCGATTGGGGGGAAACCGTCGGGTTCGCAGCCGCTCCGCTACTCAACAACCTCAACCCACTTCCCCGGCCGCCCAGCGTACTGCAAGAGGAGTTAAGAAATCGGCGAAGGCTACTGCCGCCACCGAAGCTGAAGGCGCTGTGGGCAACGTGATCCAGGGTGCTGTGGGGTCGGCTGATCCCATGGCCAAGGCTGAAGTGGAAGAGACCGTTCAGTTCGCCGAAGAGGCCACACAGGGTATCGCCGCCCTCGAGAGCATCGTCGGATGTAACACTCCTTACCAAGCCAAGACGCTGACCACCTTGCAGAATGTGATGGACCGCGGAGTCAGCTGGCTTCTCAAAACCCTAAAACCAACTACAATGCTTAACATGGACCGACGACAGCTGGCGGGTGAGTTTGCAGGTGTGAGCTTCGGTGCTGCTCCGGTGCGGGCTCCCCCAAATCAAACCCTCGCTGCCATCGCTCTTGCTCCTTTCCGCCCCATCATCTACATGGTGCTCGCTCTGATCTTTGCGGGATATCTGGCCTACACGATGGTCGGCATACCTTTTGCAATGCTAATGAATGGCATCCGCAACAGCGAATGGTTCTCGGACAATGGCGATGAGATGCCCCGCTGGCAAGCCATCCTCCAGAACATCGCATTGGTCGTGATTCAGATCATTGTCGCCGGCTGGAGCATGCTTGGAGTCATTCCGCTAGGCGGCATCATATTCTGGCTCACCGCCATCTTCGCCCTCACCCCTCTAGCATTCTTTGCCGTGGATTGGTCTGGCAAGACCCAGCCCTCGCGGCAAGTGCTCAAGTATGCCGCCATCAGCGCTCTGCCAATGTCAATGCTAATCCTGGCGTTCAGCGGAGTGGGTCTTCTAAACTCCAAGCTGCCAAAGCATAGCACGGTCAAGTCGGCAGCGGGCTACGCCTGGTGGGCGTGGTTTGTGGCGACGACCGGGCTGGGAATAGGTGCGATGATGCGAGAGGGGGGTGGTGAACGCAGCAGCGGGTGGAGCATTGCGGCGTGGGTGGCGCTGGCATTGCTGGTGGCGCTGCCGCCAGTGGCCGTGCTCGCTGAAGGACTCTGAACCAAGCTGCTTGCATCACATCATCACTCGCAAAGCACTGCCTTTGCCCGGCGGCCCACTCCGGTCGCCTCTGCATCAATCAGGCCGCCATCCATCGCCATCGCCAACTCTCGCATTGTCAAGCGATGTGAAGCACACAACTCCCGGACCGCTTTGAGTTTGGTGCGAGCGGTGGCGTGGGCCGCCAATAGCTTGGTAAATGTCAACTCGCCTCGTGGCAACGTCTTTTTCGGCGACTTGGACAACACCTGCCCCACCCCCACCGTCCGGACCATCGATGCCAATTCCACCATCGGCGCAAAGTTAACCGCCTGCGATAGCTTGTCCGCTGAATCCGCCATCAGCGTACAATCCAACGCCTTCAGATAGAGCGGGGTCGCCCCTGTACCCGTAAGAAAATGCATGTTAGCGTGCACCAATAATCCCACCAAACTCCTCTCGCATGCCGGGACTAATTCGCTGTGATCTTGCATAGTCGGTGAGGGGCGGTCGATTAGGATGGAACGGGCCGCCACCCGCGATGCACTTGCGTCATCCGTCGTGGCGCTCTCAACGATCAATGATTCGGGCAACAATGCCTTGCTTTTCTTAGGGATCCCGGGCCACGCCACTAGTAAACACCCGTCTTTTTCCGTCCGGGGTTGTTTCAGCAACTGACACAATTCTTTCGTCTGCTTCGGAGTTAACACATCTACATCGGTTACCATAAATGAAATCCTCTCCCGGTTTCGGTTGCGGTTGAACATGTCAATGATCGTGGGCGTACGTGATCTCTCGAGCAACGAAAAGAAATCACCCAAACACCCCGATACCTCTTGCATCTCAGGAACTTCCGCACGGATGCGAATGGCCGAACAGACATTCGCAACCTCCCGATGGCACGGAAGTGCAACCACCAACGCTCGATGCTGCAACAATTGGGATGCAAGAGTGGATGGGTTGGGTTGATTGGGATCCAGCGATACGGCGGCACTCGGGGTAAATGGAGTAGTGTCCACATCAGCCAAAGGAGACCCAGTCCTGCTGGTTGCGGGACTTTTGGTATCGGCGATGCCCTTTGGACTCCCAGACGTCAACATCTCGGCACTGCTGTCCGCCACGCACTTTCGTCTTCCGATGCCGCGTGTCGCCTTCATACCGATGGATGGCATCCCTGACAATACCTCGCATTTCATGCTTTTCCAATTGTGCGCACACACTCTCTAGGTACCAGAGATAGCTAGCGAACTTACCCTCTGCCGTCTTCCACGGACGGCGCTTGTTCCACACCTGCCCCCTGATATCCAACAACACAGTAAAGGTATAAGTATGCGACAACCGAATTTGCCGCCGCAACAAATGTGTCAGATCCAAACCACCCCGTCTCCCTCTTGCCCACCTCTGCATCTGTTTCTGGCGCCATTCGTGGTAGAGAGACTTGGATAGCATGGCACGCACGTTCTGAGGAATTTGCTCCCAAACGATCTCCAAGATCTCTTGGGGAAGCACAATCCAGGCCAGTTCGATATCCTCACACACTGGCACAACTTGGATAACGATTGTTCCCGCAGGAACAAGCGCACTCTGGCTGTCGCAACCGATTAGGGTTTTCCCCATATCCTCTACCATGAACAGGGATTTTGTTTGGCTCATTTTAGAATGCAAGAGGTTAGTAAGTGTTAGTTGCTGATGCAAGGGTGGACGTTGCTGACACCATTCCAACTAATGCCATTATCTCGGGTGAAAGCGCAGAGTGATCCAGACGGAACTTGGAGCGGTTTGCCGGCGCCAATCTGTTCGGCTAGAGACGGGTTCTTGGCCCGGATCAGATCCAGAATCATGCTGCGGTTGCCAAGCCCTGGCGGCAGCAAACACCCCCCAGTCTTAACTCCCGACGGCGATTCTACAAAGAAATCAGGACACCCCGGCACATCCGGGGGGAACCTGACGTTCTTGCCACGAACTTTTGCTGCTTGGTACAACAATACCATCAAAACAATAAAAACCACCAAGGCTATCACACCCACAATAGTCCGAAAAGCGGTTGCCATCTAGTCTGTCTAGTCGACAGAAAAAGCCCAGTGTAAGATAGATGTCCTCGATTCAGGGAGCAGCGTACGAGGGAAATCCCGCCCCAATGCTGGTCGGCTTTGGGCGTGTCGCCTTGGTTCCACCACCAGCCTTTGCCCTGATGGAACAGTCTCGCATTCGGAAGGAGGCCACCCCCTACAACATTGCTCTCCGAGGCGACAAGTGCAGCAATGAACTCTCACGAGTCTTTTTTGGCGCCCTCAACGTGGGACGACTTAACTCACTGATCGGACAAGAGGTTGCCTCACAAGCTGGATTCCAGATAGGACCCCAAGATCAAGACGCACTCAAGATGCTGATGCGCGATGTCTTTATGGAGTTTGCCCTCAACCGTGACGATGACATTAACCGTCAAGTGAATGAACTCAACGCCATCGTGATGCAGCGCGGTGCAAAAACAGTGATTCAATCGGCCGCTGCACATCAACGCTACCTGCAAGACATTAGCCAGATGCACACACCTATTTGCCACCCGACAGCCACCACGATCAAGGGAGCGATCCCGCTCCGTCAGTGGCTGCCCTTTTAAGGGGTAGCAGCAAGTCCCATCTCCAAAGCCGCCAGGTCCCGCAGCCACAACTCTTCGATCGTCACCTTCTTGATCAGCGCCAGTTCCCGTTCCGCCTCTTCCACCTTGGACTCTAGCGCCGCCACCTTGGACTCAGTCTGCGACCGGATCGACATCCCCAGCAACTCATTCACCCGCTCCTGTCGAATCCCCAGGGCAACCATGTTCTTCTCTACCTCTTCGTCCGGTCGCCGCGACACCAATAGCTTACCGTCGCATAACGCCCGAACGAAGATCGCCTGCTCGTGCAAAGCATTTGCCTTCTCCGTCAGCGTCTTAATCAGATGCTCCTTCCGCTTGATATACAGCGCTCGCCGCACCGGAATGTATTCGTCGAGGATCGCCTCGGGTCCATCGTACTTGGTGATTCGTCCCTCCAAGTTGAAGGCGTGCATGTTGCTCAGCTTGATCGAGTCTGTCAGCCCCAACACCCGCACCACATCAGCCACCTCACTGACCAGTCCTGGACGGAACCACACCTGCACCTTGATATCATCCACAGTGTTGTACTCCTTGTAGTCCTTGACTGTTTCTTCACCCCTCTTGCCTTCACTGAGCGCATCCAACTTGTTCTTCAGATCCTGATGACACATTGTGATCGGCAGCTCGGTGATCTCGTAGACGTTGTCCTCGAGTTTCTGCACAATACCTTGGGTCACCGCACTCCGCTTTTGGGTCTTGGGGTTGGTGACGATGGTGACTGTGCCCTTGAATCCCCGCCACGACGGCACCCAGCCACCGCCGTCCGACGGCTGCCCTTGCACCCGGGCCCGCACCGCCCGGATCACTTCGCCCACGTCGTAGCACGGTACGTCTGAACTGTAGCCAGTACCAATGCCCTTGCTGCCGTTGACCAGCAGCATCGGAATCACAGGCACGTAGTTCCGGGGCTCAACACCAATCCCATCCTCTTGCAGAAACTCCAGCACGGCATCGTCGTGCTCCGGAAAGACCAAACGTGCAAGAGGGGAGAGGTGGGTGAAGATGTACCTCGGGCTCGCTGCATCCTTGCCGCCCAGGACCCGGGTGCCAAATTGCCCAGACGGCACCAGTAGGTTGAGGTTGTTGCTGCCAGTGTAATCCTGTGCGAGGTTGATGATGGCACCGTTCAGACTACCCTCGCCGTGATGGTAGAGCGAATGCTCGGCGACATAGCCAGCCAGCTGCGCCACCTTGAGCTCCTTGATAAGATTACGCTTGAAGCAGCTGAAGATGATCTTCCGGACACTGGTCTTGAATCCGTCAATCACCGAGGGAATGCTGCGGTCGCAGTCGTAAATCGAGAATCCCCGCAGCTCACCGTCAACGAACTGCGACATTACCATTTTGCCACGGTAGATAGGCGGTACGGCATCGACATCGGCCAGTGAACCTGCCTCGATCCACCCCTTACGCTCGTCGGCACGCTTCGAGTTGAACGCCAGATCCAGTGCAGCATCTAGTTGCTTGGGGTCTTGACTGCTGCGAACAAAGTCAACAACTTGCGGATCGGCTAGGTACTCCTTAAACTCGGGACCTGTGCTGGTGCCCAAACCCTTGTAGTACTTGATCTCCCAGTTTCCCTTGGCGACTGGACTCTGCACCCACGTGTGATAGTCGCGTTCCGAATAGAAGGTCAACGACTGTTTCTTTTTGCCGCTGCCCTTGGTGGCCTTGAGAATCGGGGTGTTCATGTAGCCGAGGAATCCTGGGATCGCCAGCAGCGACGGCCACAGTACGTCGATTGCATTCGCAATCAGACCCTTGATGTGTGAGCCATCCTTATCCTGATCCGTGACGATCAGCACCTTGCCGTAACGGAGCCGCTTAATGTCTTTCACATCATAAGTCCGGCCGTTTTCTAGTCCCATAATTTTCTTGAACTGACTAATCTCGGCGTTGTCGTTGATCTGCTTAGCACTGGAACCGCGGACGTTGAGCAACTTACCCCGCAGCGGAAACACTCCGTAAAAGTCACGGTCCTTGGCGGTCATGCCACCGATCACACCAGTTTTGGCCGAATCCCCTTCCACCAGCATCAGGGTGCACTTGTCAGACTCTGGACCTCCCGCCTTTTCGGCATCGGTCAGTTTGGGCACGCCAGTGATTCGGCGGGTCTTCCGGCCGTCCGACTTGGCTGCCTCTGCCTGATCCTGGATCCCGTGCAAGGCCATCGCCCGCTCGTACAGCCCCAGCTTGGCGATCGACGCAATCACTTTATCAGATATCGCCGCTCGCGAACCAAACTTGCTAACCGGCGACGTCAATGTCTCCTTGGACTGGCTATCAAACGCTGGATCCTCGATCACCGAGTTGAGCAAGAGGAGAAGGTGAGGGCGGATCTGGTTGGGCTTGACGGTGACATCCTTGCGCTTTGCACTCAACTTCTCCGCCACCCTCTTGCAGATCTGGTCCATCACGTGCTTGACGTGCGAACCACCGAGGCGAGTATAGACACCGTTAACAAAGCTGACACTCTCAAACTCGTGGTTGGGGGCCAGCGCCACCACATATTCCCAGCGCTCGTTACACCGCTCGTACACCCGAGGGTGGTCGGCCTTCCCGGCCCCGATCAGCAGACTGGCGTAGTGCTCCAGCGATCGCACCCCCAACTTCTTGCCATTTAGCGTGACCTGCACGGTCTTGTCGGTCACCGCAGCGATATCGTAGACCCGCCGGGTCATCACCGCAACCGTGTCCGTACTGAACCCAGTGCCGCCTCCGAGCCGCGCCAGGTCTGGCTTGACCGTGATCTGGGTGTACGGCTTCTTGGTGGTCTTGGTGATAGACGGCTTGTCGATCGTGCCCAGATTCTTGCCGTAATGCTGTTTGTATAGTTTCTGACGTTTGGCATCCACAGTCTCGATTGTCGAGTCATCGGAGAAGAGGAACGCCAACTTTGCGCCAAAGCCATTCTTACCACCGATAGTGTTGGGTTGGCCTTTCTTGTTGCCGTCTTTGTCTTCATACGTAGTGGACGTGCGGAGGTTGGCGAAGATCAGTTCGGGGATCCAGATTTGGTAGTCAGGGTGGAGGGCTACGTCGATGCCCTCGCCGTTGTTGCGAATACTAAAGACCCCCTTGACCGGATCGATCATCACATCGATCTTGGTGACCTGGTTGGCACTCTGATCGGTCTGACACCGAGTGACGTGATCACGAGCGTTGACCAGGATCTCATCGAAGAGCTTGAGCAGCGCCTGCGACACGGTGACGGGACGTTTGACGATTCGCACCGGTATCTCATCGCCGACAGCCTCTCCAAAGACGACCAGATCGTCAGCTACGTACATATCGATTTCGGTGGGCTGTGTCGCACCGACATAGGTGTCGGGTCGCATCAGCACATGTTCCTTGTCTGTCGCCTTCTTGTACTTGCGCAAATCATCGTTGGCGGTGCTCGGAGTCGGGGCGGGACCTGCCTTCGGCATCCTAGTGCCCCCAATTGTCGGGGTTGGCTTAATTCAATTTCGCAGCCAAGTCAAAGAATAGGAACATATCGTCGTATTTTCATCGGACTTAGTGTTCTGTTTGCGATTATCTTTGGGATTTGTGTGGCGGCGGGTGCTTGTGGCTATGAAGCGAATCTAGATGTAAGCCGTAACGGAAAGAAGTTAATAGGAATGCATACTCAGGTGGGGTATCAACTCCAACCGCACCGTCATCACCATCACTGAATCCGTGAAAATTCATTAAAAACTACACCAACAATTTCACACTTCACACTGGATCAAACAATTCGGACAACATAATAGACGAACCAGCATACAATGACCGAGCCCGGGGATGGAATGCTAGATGATGAAGAGTGCGGTGTGCGGACGAGACCACATCCGTTTAGGCCCAATGAATGCATCAACAATCGTTTTTATTTGAAAAATTTAATCGGCAAGGGTGGATTTTCAGACGTCTACCACGCTGTCGATAGCCTGACGATGGAACCAGTCGCACTTAAAGTGATCCACAACAATCTCAAACGTATCGTGATACGCGAGCGTCGTGTTCTCAAAATTCTTCAGCGCCATGAGCACCCACACATAATCCGCCTCTTGCAAGATACGAGTACACTCGATCCACGCGGCGACGTCGTCCTAATCCTTTGTTATCCACTCATGAAGAAATCGTTGTTGGATGAAATACTGGCATCCAAGAAGGCTAGAGGAGGAATAGGTGGGTTGGAGCCCGATAGGCTCGAGCCATCGCTCCGAGACATTGTCTCAGGGATGGCATTTTTGGAGGAACAGCACGTGGTTCATTTGGACCTAAAGCCAGAAAACATCCTGCGAACTCGGGGTCCTGCTGGACGGCTAGTGTTGGCCGATTTTGGGAGCGCCTCCGCTAACATCGAACACGAAGTTAAATTTAAGGCCCAGACTCCGTGGTATCGCGCCCCTGAGGTATGTCTTCCAGCTAACTATGGCTTCGAGGTAGACCTTTGGAGTCTGGGCTGCATCGCCTACGAAATGGAATGCGGACAAGTGCTCTTCAAAGGAAAAAACAGCGCTCAATTGACCTTTCTACACTATCGAGACGTCGGACCGCCTCCCCACAGCTTCATGAACCTGGCATCCACAGAAACACCTCCACAATATCTGGAAATTAATCCGTCAACTCAACAAGTGAACCATTTGGTACGACGGTGGGCAAAGATACCCCGACCGCCCCGGCCTCAGATCAACACAATTCGCGGTTATCGCACCTCCCACCTCTTGCAATCCTTGTTGCGCTGGATGCCTCAAGATCGCATAACCGCTCGCGAACTAATGACGTGGACACGTCTCTGTTATTCTGATAACAATAACGATCCGCAACCTGGACCACCTCAGCCACCTCCAGCATCCGAAGCAAATGCTGTGCAAGAGGGGGAGGAGGGGAAATAGGGTTAGACCTTGAGACTGTGCCCCGAACAATGGGCGATCGTGTTCTTGAAATCACGACGGTGCAGACAGCTCCGTTCCGGACTCTGGCGACTGCACTAAAAGATATCCTGCTAGAGACCAACATCGTCTTCACCCCCGAGGGAATCAAGATCGTTAATATGGACAAGACCCAAACCATCCTCGTCCACCTCTTGCTCGACGCAGACAACTTCGAGACGTTTCACTGCGCCTACCCCAAGATAACTATCGGAGTCAACACTCTCCACCTCTTTCGGCTGATTAACACGATGGACAACGACGACACACTGACTATGTTCATCAATGCCGAAGACTACAACGACGGTGTGGTGGATCACCTAGGACTGATGTTCGAAAACGGTGGCATCGGTCAATGCAAGAAGCACAAACTCAAGCTGATCGAGCCCGACAAGGAAGAAAACACCATGCCCGATGTTGAGTTCTCTTCTGTTATCAGCTTGCCGTCGGCGGACTTCCAGAAAATCGTGCGGGACATGGCCACCATTTCGGATCGGATCGAGGTCCAGTCGGTTGGCAAGGAACTGATATTCCGATGCAAGGGGTCGTACGCTGAATCAGTTATTCGTCGGTCGGAGATTGAATATGGTTCGACGACCTTCAAGGAGAATGACGGACAGGTTGTGCGGGGTGAATTTTCGTTGAAGAATCTGTCATATTTCATCAAGTGCACCAATCTTTGTCCGACGATAGAGATGATGCTAGAGAATGATTTGCCGCTTGTAGTCATGTACAACGTAGCCTCGCTCGGGATGATCCGACTCTGTCTGACGCCGTTGCAGCCCAAGACCGACTGAGCCATTGTCTGTGTAGGTCCATGATTGAGCAAAAAATTGAAACAACTTCAGTGGATGCAAAAGAAGCAACACATCCAAAGAGACCGCAATGGGAGCTAAGCCAACCAAGTTTGGGCTAGGATGGGCTGGAGCCGTGGCTGCAGACGCCGTACGTGCCGGTGGAAGGCACTGTCAGCCACGGCAAGGGGCTCGAACCTGATGTAGCGTGCTATACATCACTGGGTACGCCGACGAGTTTACACGCAGCGAAGCAGAGTTTGCCCGTAAGATCGGTGAGAAAAATCCCCTTCCTATTATCCGTGAACCGTCGCCCGAGTTTACCACTCAAATGCTATCTGAAGGCTGGATAGCATTTGACCAAGACAGGGTCGGCAACTGGGATAAGCCACCCTACAACAACACTTACTACACCTGGTACTACCGCCCATGGCACAACCGTCTGCCGCACATGCGGATAGCTGAGAAGCTTAACAAGAGGATGGAGACGGACGATTGGGTCGACTACCACTCACCTACTTCGTCATGTGCCGCTTGAATAGACAGCCCTCAAGTGAGAGTCCTGGAATCACATTCATCTTGTTGGGATCTTGCAGCTTGCAGTCTCTGAGCCACACCTTGATGATGGAGAACGACCTTTTTGGCGAGATGCTGATGCCGGTCACTCGCTTGTTCATGTCCCCATCATCGAAGATCGTTTCGCCGATTGCAGAGTACATCAGGTTGGTCCATCCCTGCACAATCTGTTTATTCGCCACTTTGTACGAGAAGCATCCACCATTCTTATTCTGCGTATCCTCCCATCGGGGTTCAACTTGAGACCGCATTAGGAACATCATGCAACGCTTGACCGCAATTTCCGGAAGTTTTTTTGCGAGCGCCACGCCGTCCTCCAGGGTGTTGAAACCCATTACCCGCCGGTAGCTCTCCAGAGTCCACGAATCGTCGTTCGGCAAGTGTGTGTACAGAACCCACTTGTCGAGTAGAGGGGTGCGGTCACTGTGCTCGTTTGTCTCGGTCGATGTCTCAGCATCTACCGCCGCTATCGCCGGTTCCTTCGAGTGTTGGGCCGCAGCGCTCATCGTGGTTTCGCTCGGCGAAACGGGCCTAGATTGGTTTGTCTCCGCCATCGGATCAGTCGGAGATGCATACCGACCAACATCCTCCCACCCTCAAATCAATTATGCGTCCTCATCCCAATCCGATTCCATCCCCGGATCCGGATCCTCATCATCGGAATCGCTGCGCTCATCGTCCGTTTCCCAAGGATCATAGCCCCACGGCACAGGTTCCGGCTCTTCATCATCCACCTCCACCTCTTGCATATCAGGCGTCAGCTCCATATCAGGATCAGGCTCCCCAGGTTCCACTGTGGACGCTGTTGTCTCTGCTGGATAGAGGGGCGATGACGCAGGGGCTGGTAAGTTATCCTGATTGACCGCCGAAAACACTGCTGCCTGTTCTTCGGCTAGGTCGTGCATGTTGAATTCGGCATCAATTAGCGACAACACGTATTGTCCCGGAGCCACATTGATTCCATGAGCGTGTTTCACACATAATCCTACGTGAAGCCAATCCAAAATAGGTTCACCACCGAACCGAGTGATTTGGTTGGTAATGTCCAAATCGAGTGGATTGTTTCGGCTGCGCCGATGCCGACGACTGTGAGCCGGCAACCGCACCACAGCCTGAATAATCGGAAATGCAAGAGGGGTAGGTGATTCGTGACTCGGGATGGCAATATCCATTCGTTCATAATATACTGTATTTGGAATGCGGTGCCAAAGGCCCGAACCCGGCGTGGTAATGGGAAGGTCGTTGTGTCGTTCGATGGTGCCGTTGTGATTGTAGACAATCCAGGTCGAATCGAGTTGTTCAGGTTCAAAATACCGGTCTTGTATCCAGGCCGCTAGGCCAATGGCGGCGTTCCCGATGATGTTGGTGAGCCACATCAGGATCTATCTACCCATTGGCCTTAAGTGTTTAACGGTTTGGAAACGAGCCTACGATGTCCCTTGAGAATTTTGCCCACATCCGCTTTTGGAACCGCCAAATGGATTTCCGACACGTTCTTGATGACCGGATGTGGCAACGCTTGAAGTTGTTTTCCAGAGCGTAGCACTTGTCGATAGTCTTCAATGGTGAGAGGGCCGCCAAACTTTGTGAGCACTTTTCGGGGATCGGGCGCCGGAATGATCGGACCATCAAGCATGTAGACCGACGAATACAACGTATTGAGCAGCGATAGTTGTTCGTGTGCATCACCTTCGACTTCGCGTCGCAGGATAGCAGCTGCAGCGCATTCTGGCGAACAGTAATAGCCCGCAGTGTGAATGATGTTGTTGGTGATGTGAAGCGGCACATAGACGGGTGGAGTATAAAATGAGCAGGTGTCCCAGTAGCATGCTTCTGCCTTGGAAGAGTCGCCGATCCGAACTCGGGCGTTGTAGTCACGCAGCTTGTTTTCGATCGAGTCAGTATCATTAGAGGGTATGCAAGAGGGGGGGATGGGGGTGGTGGTTGGGTGAACCGATGCAAAACTATCTGTGCAGTCGCTATTGGAAGCTTGCTGGGCGTAGGTGAGGATGGAAGTGGTGGGGTTGGTTCGGTTTGCTGGTGTGATGTGCCGGAGCCGCAGGATCACGTTGGGCCGAAGCGAAGCAGTCGGCACTGGGCGGGGCTTAGATGCTGTCTCAGCGTTTTGAATGAAACTGTTTTTAGCGGCGGTGATCTTGCCGCCCCGCGGACGTCGCCCTTTTTCTGAAGCCGCAGACATCTGTGTTCCAATTCGTTTCGTGTTGCCTAAGTAGCTTCTTAATTGACCCAAAGGTATTTTGAGAAGGAGGTCATAAACGATGGGGCTCAAAGGCAAGATCTACCTCCACATAGGTCCGATGTTCGCTGGTAAGACTTCTAAGTTGTTGGACCTTTACCAAAAGGCGTTGGATTTGGGCCTTAATCCGCTGGTGATTTCACATGCCATTGACACCCGCTACGGGAAGAATCACGTGGTCAGCCACGACGGGCGCAAGGCTCCCTGCGAGACTCCTGCCGATTTGTCGACGCTGAATTTGTCGGGGTATCACATCATCTTTATCGACGAAGCGCAGTTCAGGAGCGAACTGATGGGATTCTGCAACCAGGCGGTGGAAATGGGCAAGATCGTGCACGTCTTTGGGCTCGACCGTGACTATTTGTTGCGGGACTTTAGGTCGGTGACGCAACTGTATCTGATTGCGGAGCAGCCCATGGATCGGCTGACGGCCGTGTGTACCCGGTGTGGTACCGATGCCACATGCACCGCCCGTCTTAGCGATAACCCAGACCGCATTATGGTGGGTTCGGATCAGTATGAAGCTCGGTGCGAAAAGTGTCACACAATCCCGGGTCAAGAACTGCTTCAAGGCAAATAGAGGTCGGGATGACAGACGGATAGAAGCTGTCCCGCATGAATGTGCGACCTGAACGGCTGGATCAAATGGTGCTAACACCAACGGTGCGGTCACTGTTAGAACCCGCTTGTGACCCACGGCGGCTCACCAATATGTTGTTTCACGGCGGACCTGGGGTAGGGAAGACGTCCGCCATCGAATGTATCTGTTCGACGTTGCAAGAGCGGGATAAAGGGTTTAGAAAGAACCGCGATGTGCTCTCGCTGAATGCCTCGGACGATCGCGGACTGGACACAGTGCGCACCACTATGGCGTCCTTTGTCCAGCACGCCCACGAAAATGGCACGATAAAATTATTGGTGTTGGACGAGATCGACGCAATGATGTTACCGGCCCAGCGTACGCTGGCTACATTGCTGAGCAAGAGTCCAACGATCCTGTTTGCTACCTGCAACTATCTATGCCGGGTGGATCAGTCGTTGCGTGATCTGTGTATTCTGATTGATATGCCGTCGCCGAACGAGGAAGAGGCAATCGAACGGCTAGTGGCACAGACGGGACTTGAGCGTGAAACAGCGACAAAGATCTACAATGACACCAACGGCGATTTGCGAACGGCGGGAAATTACTGTGCATTAGCGGCAGGGCTAGACCCCGAGGTGCGTTCAAATATCGATTTTCTCACCCCCGAACTCAGACTCGACCGCTATCTGGTCGACATGTGCGAGAGTGAGGCCGATAAGTTGGCTGCATCTCCAGTATTGTTGAGTGAATGCGCAGACTATTTGCTAACCACACAGGTCTCAGTGCAATGTCGGTGGCGAGCGCTATGCGAAGTCCGCACTGAGTTGACAGTAGACGAGTCGTATTCGCAAAATTGATGGAGAGACAAATCACAAGGATTGGATAGTCTTGCATGAACCCCGATTTGGACGAGGAATGGGCTATGTTCCTCGCCCATGGCTATCTGCCACAAAAGTTTCAGCCAACGTTCGATACCGATAGCGTTGCCTCCAGCCAAGAACTGGAGCCAGCCACCGGCACGTCGTTCCACTCCACCTCTCTTGCAGACCGTGCCCAGCTGTCTGGATCGACCAAAACCGTCATCGACGAAAGCGATATATCCGAAGAGGATCTTCCAAAGCTGACCATCTCAACGCAGAGCAACAATGCTCGGCTCAACAACGGAGAGGAGATCGACGTGAAGCGGTTGTTCTGGGCTCTGCGAGTAATGCCCTACATCCGACGTAGCGAAGGCATCATCAAAAAGCAAATGAAGATTCGGTGTGCCACCCGTGAGCAACTAGCGTCGCTCCAAGAGCAGTTAAAACCCATCACGTCGTACAAGTTGTCCAAGGTGGAACATATCGACAAGCCAGGGGCAACCACAACCTTCAAGTACGTCGCCAAACTGTCGATTGGGGTGGCAAGCAAGGAGATCAAGGCCCACCGAGCTAAAGAGACTGATGCATTCTTCAACTCCTTCACAATGGTCCTTCGTCTTCGTTATAAGAACAGTTTCAAGGAGATTGTCACCAAGGTGTTCAACAAGGGAATCCTTTCCTTGCCTGGAATGTTGGACCAAGAACTGCTGAACCGAACGCTGATGATGGTGAACCAAGTGCTTGGCGAGGCATCGTTGCGGATTAGCCCCGAGAAGCCGCCGCTCCAGTACAAGCCCGGAACAATCACCGACGTGATGGTTAACTCGAACTTCTGGTGCGGATTTGGTTTGGATCGAGACAAGTTAGTGGAACTGATGGTCAACAAGTATCACTTGGAAACCACCTACGACCCAAGCAACTACCCGGGGGTGGCCTGTCGGTATTACACACGTGACGATTGTGACACGTGTGGCGTGTGTCCGTGCAACCCACCCTGTTCCACTCTTGAAATCGGCAATGGCAAGGGACGAAAGCGGGCCACCAAGGTTGACAATCACACGCCTTGTCTGCCGATGACTTTCATGATGTTCCGGACCGGCAGTGTTCTGATAGTGGGACGTTGCGCTGACGACCTCTTGTTCAAGGTCCACAAGATCGTGGCTAAGATGTTGCTTTCGAACAAAACCTACATCCAAAACGGACCCGGAAATTGCCCATCGAAGAAGAACGTTCGTAAGAAGAGCCGGAAGCGCTTGGCTTATCTGTACCCAAAGACACCCGAAGCGGATCAGACAGCTGGTCTGGCATCGAAATAAGTAATGAGGGGGTGAATATCGTGTTTCCCACATTCGAAGAGCTGAGTAATGTGGTCGGTGAACTGAATGCACTCTTTTTGAGCCGTGGCGAGCATAGTATTCTGGATGTCCGACAATGGCGGGTTGTCGTCGAGAACCCGGCTGAACGTGGTACCTCGCAATGCAAAACTAAAAGCTTCACGCAACAGCGGAACATTCACTTTTTCAGCGACAGTTTGCGAGACAAACTGATGGAACCGTTCAGAGGTGGTCTGTGCGGATGCAAGAGCGGATTGGGTGTTGGCGGTGCAGATGAGGGCGATAGAGAATGCGTGATGGATAGCGGTGATGCCTCGCTGAAGCAGATAACCGAGGCAATCTTTGGGAAGCCTAGGAGTGGCGGACATCGTCTGTATGAATGGTGTGTAAATAGATGCAAGAGGGGAGTCAAAAGATGAAGAGATAGATGCGGACATATGGGGCTTACATTTGTAGAGGCGCAGATTAAGGAATGTCACACGCAGAGGGAACTACCGAGGCTGCTGTTCAGTATGAGGCGCCGTCGGCGATTGCTTGTCAGCACGCCGTTCTGAAGGCTCAGGAGCGGGATTGCGGGATATTCATGGACTACTGGCGGGACAGCCTCGATGGCAGCGCCATGATCGGGATTCGGGGCGACAACTCGAAGCTTCTGGTGAAGAGCGCCTCGGAGTACACCAGCACCATCGAGAAGATGTTCAAGGCGGAGAACGCCTACCTGGTCCTGACTGAGAACTCAATCTACTTGGTGAGTGCGGGGATCAGCTCATGCAACATCAGCGAATGAGCTTCTGTTTCATCGCAGAGTGCAAGACCTTCGGCAATGAGCTGACGGGCCTTGAGTGGAACCCCCGATGGATAGAGGGGGCACAGGAGAACGAGGAGGGGGTCCTTGGGAGTTAACCCTAGGCCTGGGAGTTCAGCGTTCCCCCCCCAGGTGCCTGGGGGAACCGTGAGTCCGTATTCCTTCCCATTGAGATGCCTGAACCGGACGCGATCCCCTTCGACCAACCTTCGAAGTGGAATGCGGAGTTCGAGGCATAATATGTTGGCGCCATTGTGGTTGCGGATGCTGTAAGGAGGCTCAATCATTGACGGCGAGGGCTCTGGAAACGGTTCTGGTTGATGCAAAAGGGGTGAGTTAAGGGGTGTGGAGGTTCGGGGGAGTGAGTTGAGAGCCATGGGGGGAGTTGAGGAAACCAAGGGGGCTAGATGCTCGAGGAGGCAGGCGTGGGCTGCTTGGGCTGCCTGGTGCCGGACGGGATCGGCGCCGGGTCGGTTGGGGTGCCAGCGGAGGTTTGCCTGGCGCCAGGCGGCGATGACGTCATCTGGCTTTAGCATTAGATCGGCGGGGAGCCCGAGGGCCCGGCAGTGCTCCGAGCGGACAGCGGCGGAATCGGTCATGCTAGTGCTATCATCAGTGCCCTAAAGTCATTGAAAAATCAAACTCGGTCAACTCCCTCATCAACACCCATTCCTATCCATCCTCTTGCACCCCTCCCTTCACTCTAGCGTGTGTCCCGTGTAGCCCTCCCTCGAATTCTGCTTGTTCCGCCGCAACTCGTAGTTGACACCTTCAAACTCAAAGATTGCCTTGTCTTCCTTGGCCCGCACGCAGCTCCACGGTACCTTGACGACACCGTGCATCCCATTATCCATCAGCGCAGGCACCATCATCAACACGCTGAGGACCGGCTCAACTCGCCTTAGCGCCTCCTCATTCCACTTCGCCTCTCCCTCGCTCTTCCGCTGCTCGCTGCTTAACTCGGCCATGGCCTTGCGAAAATAAATCCGATCGGTGTCGAGTCGCTCGCCCAGTTCCTTCAGACTTACCCTCTCATGCGCACTCTCTTGCCGATGCCGTTTCCATTCGGCCCTTTTCTCCAGTATCGTCGTTCGCTGCCTGATCAAGCTGAACCGCTTTTGGAGTACCTGGATGTCCCAGTCGGCTTGAGTGGTGTCATAGTCGAGCGTCTCCAACCGCTGCTCAGTGCGAGTCCGGTCCAACGGAGAGATGACGGTGTACATCGTTGTGGAGTTTAGATTGGTATCGGGATCCAGTCCAGCCATCAGCGCAAGGATCTGGTCGATGCGTGGATCGGTCTCGGGCAACCCAATGTTGCCTTCCTTACCGTAATCACAGTCTGGATCGCCGAATGTTACGTAGTTAATTGTGGTCCAGAGGCAACTTTGCATTACTTTCCAGTCGTTCATGCCTTGTGGCTCCCAGTACTTGCGCCAGAAGTGGGCCGGGGTCAGGCAAGTGTTTGAGGCGTTGTTGAGATGGGTGCTCTCAAGTCCCCAGATCCACGCCTGCGGCATCGGCAGCGTCATCACCGCTACCACCTCTTGCCATGTTGTTTCTTCGTCCCACTTGTCTTGCGCTCGCAGATAGTCGAGCTTGAGTGCCGTCGTGTTCGTCCCGTGTCCGTTACTAAGGCGAGTTAACTCAAATCGGGATCAATATTCCTTGGTTCTTTAGCCAAGTCTGTGCTTGACATTTCTTGCATCCAGGTGGGATCAGGTTCCACGAGATTGGCCATCCACACGAAGGTACTGGCTTGGGATAGTGTTGCTTCCAACCCACCTGAAGTGCATTGTAGTATCCGTCGTTCTTCTCTGTATTCTTGGCCAAGTAGTATGGCACACCCTTTTAGCTGAACGTCTTAACTCCCTTCCCAACGACTGAGAACACGTCATGCTCGGGTTGTGCAATGTCGTATATGGCTCTGTCGGTACGAGTTCGCCGTCAACACTCTCGCTCGTCACAATGATGACGATCTTGGCGAACGGCATCGTATCGGATTCTAATCCATTCGAGTTAACAACTCGCATCGGGATGAATTTATGCTTAGACGCACCAGGATAGCAAGAGGAGAGGGATGAAGAATGGCGAGCTGTTGAGGGCGTGCGAGGGGGTGGTTGGTCCCAGTCGTGCTTCTTGGCTGAGCGGGGTAGTTAACAAGGTGGTCCCGGGGTCCAGGGTTATGGTGTTGGGATCACGGCGGAGCGGCAAGACTACCGTGCTGAGGAAGATGGGCGAGTTGGTGGGAGGGGCTGAGACCCACATAGTTGAGGCCTTTGCCGCCAATGTATCGGAGCAGATGGCCCGGCTGGTGGTGGCGTGCGCTGCCCCACTCCATCCGGGTCGCCATCGCCTGGCCATGATCGATGATGTAGAGTGCTTAACTGGGCATGACGTCACCACACTCCGAGGATTGCTTCGAAACCACCCACCGGTATCGTTCTTGCTCACGACGTCCACGGTGGCGGGATTGCAAGAGTCGTTAGTGGCACAGTGCAATGTGGTAGAATTGGTCATGCCACGAGTTGAGGACCTGAGTGCGCTGGGAGGGGATGGGTGTGTCCCGAAACGAGGAATGTCAATAGGTGCGGCGCTTAACCAGACCAAGGCGTGTCAACTCGTCGGTAAGATGGTGAGGTGGCGGAGCAGGTGCGAGGCGCCGGCTATATTGGCAGCGGTTGGTTGCCATGGCAACGGGGATGCCGGAGCGAACAAACAAATCGCGGCGGCGATGGCTGAGGTCCGCCGGCTCCTCCACGACGGCTGGTCTTGCGGCGACGTTATCGAAACCCTTCACAATCACCTTGTTGATGGCGAATGGGATCCCCCACTCGACACCAACGTTGCCAAGGTGTTGCTACGCTTCGCCAAACACGCCGACCGACCCGAAATGTACATCTCTCTCACCTACCTGTTGGTCCTTGAGTTGATCGCACTCGGAGCAAGTTAACAACCCCACGACCCGAGTTAACCCCACCTGTTTCCTTGGGGTTCGGGGAGGGTAGGATGGGCTCTGGGGGACAGAGTCCCCTTAAGAGTGAGGCGAGTATCATTGCTTGGAGAGCAACCCCGACGAGCCGAGTTAACCCCGAAGCTGCGCTGCAAACCACGTGCTTCCCGCCAGAATCTGACCGGGAGAATCCCGCACCATCCAACCATACTTGCGAATCTCAAAGAGCCGTGCCGGAATCCAGACACCAACCGACTCTGGTGCACGATTGAACCCGTTGATCGCATCAGACAACGAAACCGAACCCCCCTCGGCATCCTGCGTCCCTACCAACTTTCCCGACCACACCCTCACCCTTCCCTCTTGCACCAACCCTACCATCGCCTTGGCACCCGCATCGTGAAAGGCCGCTACCTGTGCTTCGGTTCCCGTGTGCACCGTCAACTCATCAATTAGCCTTCGGAGCGTCTTGTTGAGCGGTGCCGAATACACGAAACGAACCGATGGTGCAAAGGCACGCTTCATTGCGGCACTGATGACCGGTGCCTCGAAAGCCGCCAATGTATCATTTGGCAAGAGGGTGGATGATGTTAGTACGTTTGTCAGCGGACCCGTGGCGCCATAGGTAGACGGCACCAAGAACCCGCCATAGTAGTAGAGCACCCGCAGCATCGCCACATCCCGGGTGTGCCGCTGAGCCGCCTCTGGCAGAGCCTTCAAATTGGTGCTCCAACCCGGCAAGAGAAGCGGAATGTCGTCGTCGGTGATCAGAACAATGTTAAAGTTCTTGGAATTGTGCGCAATGATTGAGTAGGCGCATAGCTTTTCGATGCTGGGGACTTTGTCAAAGGCAGTGGCGCCGAAATCAGGCGACGTTAACTCGGTCCCGTTGGAGAATGGAATGGAAGGGTCGGTCGAGAGATGAACCCACAACTTGGGCTTGGAGGTGTCCATATCCACCTGCCGCAACGCCCGACTCTGGAGCACATCACGCACCTCACCCGGCGGTATTTTGCCGCCCGACATTGCCTCGGCATACTTTCCAAATGCTAACATGCGGGTCAGAACAAGAATGGATAGAACAGCAACCACCGCCGCAAGCAGAATGAGTTCGCTGCGAAATGCCATAGGCTCTTCTAATATGAGACTATCATAATTAGAAGGCCAGTGGGGCTAAGAGAGTGACAACTTAGCCAGGGGGTTGAACGCCCCCTTCCTCACCAGCATTGCTCAATCAGCAACTGCGCCAACATCGTCGACCCCTCTGCCACCGCTATCCGCAAATACTCCGACACTTTGCTATCGTCCAGTCTCGCTGGCAACGTCCAATCCGCCTTGGATGGTTCGTCGCACTTGCCCACAACGTACAAACACCAACATCCGTTTGATTCCACCACTCCACCATACGACAATTCGGTGGCACACTTGTGCATCCAGTCTATTGTCATCATTGTTCCTTCCTTCTCTGGCGAGTGAATCACCACACACCATTGCTTTGGCCGCACCTTTTGTAGAGTACGCATTAGCGTGAGTGCTTCTCCACTCCGTCGATAAGTCGCCTCTTCTGAACCATCATGATACTTGGACTGCGGTGGAGGACACATATTGTGCGACATGCCCGGTCCATAGACCTTACTAATCTTCAACATCCGCCAGGTTGACTCTGGAAAGACGCCATGCATCTTGCCAGGTTCCACATTTGTCCACTCACTCATGTCCGGCTGCGCCTCGCCCACAGCCGCTCCGGGTAGTCGCAACAGAAAAGCACCTGCTGAATGCATAATAGGTCCTACTGTCATCAGTTAACCTCAATGTCTAGATATCTTCGCTGGCTAACTAGCAGAATCAATTAAAGGGGATTTTGAATGGGGCGGCAGCCCCCTTATCAAGATTGCTTGGTTGAGTTAATTGACGGGGTCGCCCACATCCATCCGCTGAAACACAAAGTACGCATTCAGGAACGACAACTGCTTCTCTGTCTCGCCCATCTTTAACGCCTCCATCTCAGCCGGTCGCAGTTGTCCGCCCTGCCGCTTTAGTGCATTGAACACCGATGCAAAGCCGTCGATGCTGTTGCCCAACCCCGCATTCCGCGTCACCGCCGCCGGCGCTGGCTCCAACCCCCGGATCCGCAACTCCTTTGTCAGATACTCCAGGTTCACCAGATACTCTTGCACTGGCTTCCCAATGCTCTCCTGCGTTACTGTAATCGGATACCCCAGACTAGTATCGTCAGGCCGAAAGAGATCCGATTCGTAGTTCTTGGTAATCGACACCAACACCTCACCCCCCTCTTGCAGACTGATGCCGTCGCCGACTTCCTTGTCCCGAAGCGCATCAAACACCCGCTGTCCATCGTAGCACGTGCCAATGAAGTAGCCACCCGGCTTGCACAGAGCCGCCACATTGTCCAAGAACGTCGTTAATGTGTCTCGATTCTCAAAGAAGTAGTGTGTGGCAAACTGACACGACACCACATCGAAACCTCCCTTGCCCTTGTTTCGAGCCGCCGCCACCCCAGCACCCAGCTCTTGCGCAATATCGACTCCCTTGCCGATCGTTCCCAGGATCGCCGCATTCACCCGCTTGCTTCCCGTGGAACTAAATGCCTTACCCGACGGAATGTCAAGCGCCGATGTGCCCTGCAAGAAGATACACTGTGGCACCCGCCGACGTCCCGACGATGCTTCCAGATACCGCATACACGCACCGTTCATTGGATTCTGAACGTTGTCGGTTGAGATGTCGATGCCGTACACAAATCCCAACTTGGCCTCAATCCATTTGGGAAGATCGCCCGCCTTACCCACCGCCAAATCCACCAGTGTGCCGTTGGATCGGCTGACCGACAGAATCAATCGCCGCTTGACCACCTGGTTGTGGAAGTCCCGCATCGCCAGGAACATCCGCCGCCCCTTGCCGCCCACATAGTACGCATCGCCGCCCGGCTGGGGGATGTTTTCCCCGGTTCGCAGCATCTCTGCAGTGACCGGATGATAGATTGAGTTCCACACACTATCGGCCACGTGGTAGGCATTCCCGTAGTTCTTGATCCCCAACCTTAACTCACCTGTCTTGTCGTGCCGCACCCGGATCGGTTTCCACTGAAATCCTGGCTCTGCCGAGAGATCCCGACGAAACTCCACAATACTGTGGTCTTCAATCACCTCCTTGCCATTTTCGGTCAGCAACTCACCATTGTGCGTAGCAAACAGCTTGCACTGCCAGGCTAGAGGGTCATAGGGATCACGAGGTACGAAGCGTGCGGGCAAATAGGAATCCTCGCCCCGACGACTACGGGTCAGCTTCTCACCGTCAAGCACCATCTGACAGGCGTTCATCACGCCATGACGGTTTTTGTCGTAGCCGACCCGGAGCTGCAAGAGGTGATAGGTGCGGATAGACGACATGCCCGTGAGGTCTTGACCTGGTTCCGATACACTGCCCGTCATAATCTTGCCTTGTCCGTCTCGCACGGCATCCACCAAGAAGTCGATAGTGTTGTGCGATGGTGGCTTCCACTTGAAGGCCGCCGCCCAGGTCGCCTTGTGGTTTACCGGCCAATTCGGAATACCCTCGCCCATCCCCAGTTCCTTTGGCGTGTAAATCAATCCGTCAGTCTCGTAAGGGTACTCGCCCTTTTGGATCTTGTCGAGCACACTAGCCGAGTCGGTGAAGATGTTGTCGCTGGCGTAGAACTGCTTGGTAATGATCCGCAGCTTGCCAGCATCCGCCAGATGGCGCAGCTCCAGTGCCTTTACCGCGCGGGTCAGCTCTCGCAGTCGGTTGTCCCGTCCAGCCACGGTGAATGGCAACCGCCGCACGTCTTTGCCCGATAGCATGAGAATGTCAAAGGCGGCAAAGGTGTTGATGAAGTTGCCAAACTTATCCCGGTGGATGTGCTCGCCGTCGATGAGGGTGTAGGCGAACTTGGGATCGGCACGACAGCCTTCGTAGCGAATCCGTCCGTTGGTATCGATGGTGTACACCCGAGCGCCGGGGTCAATGAAGAGCAGCCGGCGTGCACCGTCAGCCTTGTCAGTCACGCAGTAACCATCGCGAATGGTGTGGTCAAACCCTTCCTTCGCTGGCTGAACCGAAGCCAATTCGAGCGACATCAACGAAAGTCCGACAAACTCCCTTGGCTGGATCGGTTGTGAGGTCGCCGCCTTCTTGCCACCAGCTCCCTTCATCCCCATCAGCTCCCGATATGCCGCCGCCACCTTCAGCGCCTCCCCCACACCAATCGGATAGTTGGTCCCTTGGATCCCTGCCAACACCGACTTGGACAGAGCGCTCAGCTGCCCCAGTCGGTCCTCCACCGATCCGCCGTGCCCCGACAATGCCTCAATCTCAATTTCATAACTATGAGGCACATTGGTGACGTCCGATTCCTTCATTGTAAACTCCGGACTCGGCGACTGCCGCACAATACTGACGTCCACCTGCCACGGCACCCCCGGCTTGGTATACGTAGTCCGTTTCAGCAATCGGTACAACTTTTTAGAAGCAGTCCAGTTGAGCATCGTCGACCGAGCCAAGGGATCCCGTGCCGTCAGCGTTTTCTCCGTCTTGAGCGAGAAGCGAACACCCAAGTCTTTGTTGTCCAGCGGCGCCAATGTGCTCCCTTCAGCCCCTCGCACCCGCGTCTTGCGAACCAGTTTCACCGAATCCTTCAGTCGGTTTCCCTGGACGTCATCCGTGATCAGATCGTTCTCACAGAACGACTCGATATCGGGCATGCCGCTGATCTCGGCCCGCACCTGCGACAGGGTAGTGCGCCCAGTCTGCCCCTGCACAAACTGCGGCGTCACCCGCAACAGATACACCGAACCCCCGCTGGTCCATCCAGAACCCTGGAGACGTTGCGAAACGTCAACAATGTTCTCCCGAATGAGTTCGTGCCCCTTGGTGCCGAACCGAACCTCAAACTCGGTCTCGTCCGGCTGCGCAAGGTAGCGTTCGAACAAAGTCCGAATATCTGCTTGGAATTCAGACATCCTCACTATTATTACACTAGAAAAGGGTATCCAGGTCAATTTTGAGGCTTGATCTCGTTTCTCAGGGTTGGCCCAAGGGCTGAAGCTTCCCTACCAACATTGCATACAATTCGTCCACCTTGGCCTTTGGCGGCACATCGCCGATCAGGACCCGGACCATCTGCATCAACTCAGGCTTTTTGTACGCTCCCCGCGCCTTGAGCGGATGCCACGGGCTTTCCACTCCCACACTCTCCTCCATCTTTGGCGTCTCCAATGCAATTGAGCCGTCTGCCTTGAGCACTGTCCACTTTTGATGCGACGGCCAATCAATATCGGGTTTGATACAAGGCCAGTGCCAATAATCAGTCTTAAACACAAAAAGGCTTCCACAACCAAACGCTGCCTTCATCAGGAAGAACTTGGCCGAATCCGATGTCGGCAACACACCCTTGAGCCCCCGCCGTAGCTCAGCTACCAGCGGACCCTTACGCAACCCCCTGTAATTTAACTCCTGCACCTGCTGAATTGCTTTACCAATAACTTTGGCCTTCCGGTCTTTTGTCATTCCGTTGAACATCTTGCTCCACTGCGTATCGCATGTGCTGATGTTTGCGTCAGATGGAGATGCAAGAGGCAAAGGGTTGGTGATATGGTTAACTTGCTGCGCTTCTAGTGTGACTGGGGATGGGGGCAGAGGCGAGGCTGGTGCGGTCGGCATTAGCATCGTTGTGAGCGAAAATGCGGTGTAGTTACGGACCAGCTCCTCAGACATCGCTGATAATTGTGGCTTAGACTTGTTCCGCGCATATCCCAAAATAGTTTTCTCGCAGTTCATCCTTGATATCTTCGTCCTTTGTGATGGATGCCTCTTGTTCCTTGACATAGTTGGTGTACTGGATGATCTCCGCCAAGAGCTCATCCGAAAGCGTTCCCAGATTGATCAGCATTCCCTGGGATGTGTCTTGCATCAACGCCTTGCCCTTGAGCAAGAGCAAATATATCTGCTCCTGATGAATCGACGGAAAAGCCTCGATCTCATCGCGTACCCGTTCCAGCTCTTCCACCTTCATGGCCTGCTAGGTTGAAACTGTGCAAACGCCTCTAGTTGGGTTGAATTACAAGTCGGGTGTACGGCCGCTTCGGTAAGAGATCAGCTAGCACCGTGACCGAACGGCTGTTGAGCTGAAACCGTGGTGCCGTAACCACCACATCAATCTCATCCCCCTCTTTCAAACTCGAATAATATTCGCTGCCGCCGTAGTGATCACGGGGAATGAAAATCTCCAATGGACCCGGGGCCGGGGCCTTGAATGCTCGGATCCCTGCCTTTGTGATTCCTGCAATTGTACACTTGTTGATCCGCTGCCCCGGCACCGGCGAACATATATCACACTCAATCTTCACATTATAGACAACCTTTCCATTTTCACACACACCCGCAGAGTGCGAAGCGATGGTGGCACTCCCAGGCCGCACAAGTCCCTCCGCAGCACACTTGCCCTCGAGCTTTCGCGCTTCATCCGCCAGTCCCCGCATTGCTGGGGCGCCAATCATCCACGCCGGCAGCACAAAGGTACGAGAAAGCATCTGTCGGCTGTAGAGATGGTGCTTTATCCGTTTCCGAGGGTCGGTTGCCGCCACCGATGATGTGGTCGCCGCAGGCGTAGAAGCCGATGCTGATGCTGCCGCCATCGTATGTCTATTCTACTCTCTGAGAATGCCTTTTCCTCAATTTGACGCCTTTGCAAGCAACATCTGCTCATAATTAATGATCCACTGCTTGTCGTCCGCCCTTTGTTCTTGCTTGAAACGCAGAATAACTTCCAAATCGACACACAATTCGCGAGAACTTCTTATACTATTGGTATTGGCTTCGTCGAAAATCCCGGGAGCCAGTCCATTGAGCGATCGCAGCACATTGCGCTTGGCTGCCTGATCACACCGCCAACCCTTTTGCGACGACTTGGCACGAGTGTCAACTACCCGAAAGACTAAATATAGTTTCTTGTGTGGACCGATGATCCCATGTACCACCGCCAGCGGCGGCATCGGAGCCCGATTTGCCTTGTACTCCCTGATTTCGGCAGGCGATGCTCGGCGAACCGATGGGTCTTGTCCTGGTGTGCCCATGTAATAATCCAGAGTGCCATTGGCGTAGTCACCAAAGACAAAGACGTTGTCCCATGCAAGAGGGGGAGGATGATGAAATGGCCCACCGAGATTCAGTAAGGCCGCCAGGATTGCCTCTTCGCCTGCATCGCCAATAGCGGGCTGAATCTTGCGGTTGGCTCCCGCCCGGAGCAGTGCCAGCTTGGACTCTGCCGGCAAAATCTCCACCTCGCGGATGACAATTGTTTGGATTAGCTTTTGATGAATGGTAGCGTCCTCGAGATAGGTGCCCGGCACGTCTGTCGGCGGCAGGATCGCGGCCACACCGCGCCGAACCTCACGGGAATCAGAAAAAACGTTGATTGCCGCCTGAGCCCACGGGATATCATGCAAACCCGGTTGGATCGGTTCGTACTTGCTCTCACGATTGGCCCGGCGCCAGATAATCTTGGCCAGCTTTGCGCCGTCGCTCGCATCGTTGTAGACCTTTGTCTGCCCCAACTTGACGTCGGGAGCCTCGACCTCAACTGCCTGCGGCATCGTAACTCCCCCCGTCAGCCTGTCTTGCAACGACAACCGGGCCTCTTCCAATCCCACCGGCGCAAACAAATATTGCTGTCCAATGTTCTGGACGTGCCCCGGGATTCCGCGGGAGTTAACTACCCACTGCTCGGGCTGAGTTACCAACGCCGTCAGGGCAGCATCGATCTGAAGGCTGGTGTACCTTCCGTCCCGCCCGAGTTTTTGGTGCAATTCATCGCGAGAGTAATACACCCGCTTTGCGAAAAACCCCCGCAGTGCAGCCAGCAGTGGCGGTCCAGCAATTTCTATGAAACGGTCGCTGTACATTGGCTTGACCATTGGACCTGGTTCGGCCCCAGCGCACCGGTAACTGCAAGAGGGTTGGTAGTCGCAGGCTATGGTGTAAGCCTCCGGTGCCGTCGACACCTCGGTGTGTGCCCCATTGGACGCCACCTGCGCCACCATTTGTCCCTCTTCTACCTTGCCTTCGTCCGACACCCAGCAATCTACCGAGTGCTCCTTCAGCGCCCGGCTGATCCGCCCGCCCTCTTCCGCCTTGTCCGATGCCAAGCTGTAGACATAGACGTCGGCGGCTTCTTCACGGTTGCGCAGCCGTGTACCATATAAATACAGCGACACGTTGCGCTGGTCGGGCGGCAAGTCCACATGTGAACACCGCCGGCGGGCCCGTCCCACAATCTGCGCCACCCGCCCCAGGTTGTACCACGGGTCCAACAGGTGCACTTGCCGAATCGCCCGCAGATCAACTCCCTGCGACCCAGTCTGCGAAATCACCACCACCTTCACCTTATCCCCTCTTGCATTATCTCGGGCCGTTGCCATAGAAACCGACGCCTTGTTGTTGGGAGACAGCGTCTTGTCGCCCGTTATCAGCACGTACCCGCCCCGCTCCAGCGGCGGTGCCGGACCATTGGCATCCCATAGTGCCGGCCCGTCCCGTCGAGCATACCCCGCACGCTCCAGCGCCAGTGCCAACGGCACCGCACCCGACTCCAGATACTGCGAATATACCAACACGATACCTTCTCCCTTTGCCTCTTCTAGCATTCGAGCAATCTTTGCACTGTACTCTCCGATCTGGGTCGGTGCAAAAATGTCTCCATACGCCTTCTCTACTGCTGGATCGTAGACATACGGCCCCGATAGCCGACTCTTGTTTCCTGAACCACTCAGGTTCTTCACCGTTTTCTTCAACCCTCGTGATGCGATATATGCTTCGGGATCCGACTTGGCCTCTTCTGGGTTGAAACCTGGGTAAACAATGTTCAGCGCCATGACCGCCCGGGCAATCTCGGTGTGCCCCAATCCCTTTCCCTTGCTGCGAAGCTTATCCATCAGTTGTTCCACCACTCCTTCTTGGTAGGCGCTCAGTGATACATTGGCGATGTCGACCAACATCCGACGCTCTGGAATCTCTTCACCACGCAAATTCAGGTGTGGTGGCGGAATTTCGGGCTGCTGGTAACCAAACTGACTGGGGTTGAGTAAAAAGGGGAAGGCGTTGGTATCCTGACTGCTAACATACGATACGTAGCCGGTGGTGGCATTTGCTAAGCGCCCCGCCGCCTCAGCGTCCTTCAGGTTGCCCTTGGCATCAAAGTACTCGGACGCCGCCAGCGGTTTGCGACCGTCGTTCAACAAGAGAAGGTTGAGGAGACTGAGGATGTCCATGGCGGCGTCGAAGACCGGGGTGGCGGTGAGCAGCAGCAGTTTGGTGCTTTCAGCCATCTCGGCAATCTTCTTGAGGGCGTCCCAGGCACGCTTGGTGCTGGCGTTGCCGGTGCCGGACACCCGTAGATCGTGTGCCTCGTCGATGATGTATAGTCGGTTCCCAAATGCTTTGGTCATCGCATGGCGTTGGAGCTTGGTGCGCTTACTTCCTGACTGGATCCCAGCATACTTGTTCAATACTTTTGCGACAGCATTGGCGAGCTGATCGGGACCGGCAAAGGCGTATCGGCGACGAACCGCCTGCTCCAACCGCTTTACAATGGTGTCTTTTGGCTCAACCGACCGGGGGTCGGGCAACGCCTCCCTAAGCAGCTCGGGTGCCACACACCCCGGCATAGTCCACACTCCGTTCCGTTGAGTTAACACCTCTGGATCGTACAGTTTCTCACGGAACTGGACCTGCAAGTTGGGAGCCGCCACCACATAAGTGCGCCGGGGCGAACCCATCCGGGCCGATACGGCAAACGTCTCCTCGGCCACTTGCATCGCCGCACACGTCTTGCCGCTCCCTAATCCGTGAAACAACAGCAACCCATTGTACGGAGTTGACGCCGACATGAAACTCCGCACAAAACGCTGATGTGGCGCAATCTGAAAGACAGGATCGCCGCTCTTGACAGAGCACGGATCCTCCTTCTTTCGCAACCTGCCAACGTGGGCAGAAGCAAACTCGGGTACCTCGGCAAGACGGGCTGGAAAGTTGGGATCACCAGGCTCAGGGAGAAGTCCCTGGGGGACAGATGCCCCAATGGGCACGTCCCCAAGTTTCGGCGGCACCTGGTCTAGGCCGGACATCTCTGCTATCTTCGCCAGACATTATCCTGAGGTTTGCAACCAACTTGTTTGCAACCGTCAGCACCCGTCGCTTTTCGCCGTGATACGAACGAATAACCCGCAATCCCTCTTCCAACGTCACCCACCTCACCTCTTGCACCTCAGAACGCTGAAAGTGCGACAGATCCAACTTATCCGAATCGGCTATGATTCCCAGGTAATACCGATGCCTGTACGCCTTACCGTTTGTTCCCGTATATGTCTCTTCGATAGGAATGAAATTAGTAATCAGTTCCAGTTCGGTGGCCGGGATCCCGGTCTCTTCCTCAAACTCCCGCAGCGCACACGTCTGGTCCCGCTCTTGGCAATTCTTCCGACCCTTTGGAAATTCCCATTCAGTTTCCGTCCATGTAGTGGTGCTATTCTCCAGCGCATCCCACAGCATGGTGCTCTCCTCACGAATTGCCCGCAAACAACCTTCTGACGTCTGCTGTTCGTTGTGATTGATGATGGTGGACTCGTTCCACATCTCCATCCATAGTTGTGAATGCGACAGCGTAGCAATCCGTTCCTTTTCGCACAGCGTCAAACCATTAACTAAACACTGAAGATGCGCTGGGTTGGTGATGCGATGGCGACGCCGAATTAAATCGCAATACGCCATCGTGTCCTTCCGTCGGATCATCAGAAAATGGGGAACACCTTCGCGAAAACAAACAGCAATGATGCCGACACTCAGTGTGGGGAGGCGAGCGTTTCCCCGCAATTCCAACACTTCGTAGCGCATGAAGGGTAAGACTGCAAGAGGGGAATGATAGTGGTCTAGATGGATTGCGACTCTTGGTGGAATATGGCAGCACAGCACAATGAGCAACCTCCGCCTCTTGCCAATCTTTGCTAGTCGCTATCCGCCAACACCGTCGGCCGAGGAACGCCGTGCGGCCTATGTCATCCTGAATGGTTTTCACATGCTGCTGCCCGAGGGTCCCGACCGCGATGCTTTCATATCCTATATCCATCTCAACTCGGTTAACCCCGCACTCAGTTCTCGGCGGCAGCTACTGCATTGGGCGATGAACTGTGTCCGGGTATGTTATCGCCACGACGAAGACATCAAGGCGCTCGAGGCCCAAACCCTGGCTGCCAAGAAGCGGCGCCAGACCCAACAGCTGTTAACTCTGGGGTTCTTGGCAACGGCATTAGGAATGATAGTGGCCGCAGACAAACTGTAATCTTATTGATTCAATGTAGCATACATATCCATGCGTACCTTAAGTGGTCTGGGTCAAAAACTAAGCGGATTGGGGGTGAGTCGGATCAATCTGCGACGTTCGTTGCTAGTGATTCTCATCTGTGGAGTGCTGATGGGTGACGTGTTAACTGGGGGGGGCCTCCAACGACGGGTGTTATCGTGGAAGCGCTACGGACAGGCCGCCATGATTGCTCTGGTCAGTCTAGGGTTGTTGCTGCTAGTTAACAAGCCGGGCGCCAACAACATGAGCATGGTTCATACCGCCACCGGCATCATCTCGGCACTTCCCAGCAACGCCACCACCCAGTTCCTCAGCACCGGACTGGGATACATGCACAACTCACATGTGCCACAAGCACCCTCGCTGCCAACCATGGGATCACCCGTATCGCAGCCCACCCGAGTTAAGCGCAGCGTCTCCGAAGCCCGGAAGCGAGCGGTGGCGGCGGCCCAAGACTGGCGCTGCGCCTCTTGCGCCGAGATGCTCGAAGCCACATACGAGGTGGATCACATCATCGAACTGCAAGACGGAGGGACAAACGAGATTGAAAACTTAACAGCCCTCTGTCGAAACTGCCACGGTCGCAAGACGCTCGACCAGCGACTGAACCGGTCAGAATATTAGAGCACAATATGACAGACCACTGTCCCAATGGACGCCGCATCCCCCCTCATCTACCTCTTGCTATCTGTGGTGCTCATCATTGGCGCCGTTGAATCCGCATCAACTCGTTCAGATTTTCCGTTGGCTTCGAACATCATAACCTACGTCATTGCAGGTATCCTCGCAGTGATAGGTGGCGGCACTTTGCTGTACCGCCGTATACAAGAAGGGGATGGTGTTAACTCGTGGGCCAACGTGCTGCGGGTGGCGGTTGGTCCCGGCGTGGCGGCGGTGACGGATAATTTGCTGGGGCACGGCATCTGGTTGCTGGTGCTCATTTCCACTGTGCTGCTGACCATGTATCTGACAATGAACACCGGCGTGGTCGATGGTTCGCTCTTATCCCCTCTTACATGGGTGGGGTTTGCACTGGTGGGGGTGTTGAGTGGGGCGACGCTGTTGCTGTCGCCGGCGGTGGGGGAGATGCGCGGGACGGGTCGGCTCGGGAGCCTATTTGATTGGCTGCGGAAGCAGGTTTCATCGCCGCGGATTTTGGGCTACCTTATCCTAGCCGGGCTGCTGACGGCGTTGTTGGCTCTAGGCCGCATTTACCCAGTAGTGGGTGTAATTGAGGCTATCATGCTGGCGGGATTGGCGTTGTACGGTGTGGTGCGTTTCGGTCTGCGATTGATCCCAGAAAATTGGATCGCCAACATCCGTGAGTGGTTCACGGGTAAGAAAAGGTTGAATGTCTACGGCCCAATCACGCTGGCAGAGGCTCGTCGGCTTGCCGAGGGTGATGATCGAAAGCTAATGGTCGCCACGTTAGTGGCGAGCGGTCTGTTTGTGGCATTTGCAGTTGGGCTACCCTATCTGTGGAATCACATGCCTTCGGTGCGGGTGCTGGGCAATATCGGGACGGTCCTGATTGATGAAGCAACCCCGTTGTCAACTCCGGTCTCGGTTCCGGTGTCAGTTTCTGGAATGAGCGGATGGAGTCCAGTATCGGGGGGCTATGGATTGTCTAGTGGTGGTAGCACTAGCAATTACACGGTGGCATGGTGGCAGTTTATCAACTCCCGTCCGCGTGCGCAAGAAACTACAGCGATCGAGCTGGGACCAGTGGGGCAGATGCAACTGGGACCAGGGCCCAACACCGCCGTGCTCTCGCTGACGTCGCCGGCACCCAAAGGGGTGGTAGAACAAGTGAAACTGCCAATCAAGCTCCAAAAGTGGCAGCAGGTGGTGTTGCGGGCTTCGGGGAACCGCACCGATGTCTTTGTGGATGGTCAGCTAGTGGGCACCAGCCAACATCCACCGGCTACACTTCGCCAAGAGGACGTCTTTACCATTCCTGGAACGTCGCCAAAGACGACCCAGGGTGGCATCGCCAAGCTGACCGTATCGCCCAAGGCCGAACCCTACAGCGCAATTGTGCTATCGTACCGCACCCCACCCTCTGTTGCGACAATGGAATGAAAGAGGAATAATCTGTCGTTTGGCTAGAGATGGATCTCGCTCGTGTGGTCGGCGTCATTGCGACCATCGTGGTCGTCTACGTGATCTACCGCAACTTCTTTGCCTCCAAGGGCGGCAGCACCCTAACGTCGCAGCACCCCGGCACGGCCCAGCAGATCGTGTCGGCAAACAAGGTACGTGGCGCTAACTCGGCCAACTACTCGTTCTCGATTTGGTTGTTTATTGAAGATTGGGGCTACCAGTACGGCCAAAAAAAGGTGATCCTGTCCCGAGGCAACGGCGATATGGAGCTCTACCTGGCTCCGGAGCTCAACAACATGATCTTTTCGACCGAGTTGACGGGTGGTCCAGCGGTGGCTCCAGTCTCGGCCACGTCCCCTTCACTTCCACTGGGATGCTACACCGACCGATCGGCCCGGGCGATGAAGGAGATTGATAGTGGTAAGCCAATGACCAAGGCGCAGTGCGAGACGGCGGTCAAGGGTCAAGGGATGCAGTACATGGGGTTGCAAGACGTGAATGCGGCGGGCGAGTCGCAGTGCTTTGGCTCGAACGATCTGGTGGCGGCCACTCAGTACGGCGAAGCGGCTTCATGTCCAAACGGCGGCGGTCCGTGGATCAATCAGATCTTCGATGTGGCGCCGTCGATCGACAGCCTATCAGTGGGGGTCTCGGCAGGTACTGTGCCATCGCGCGGCGACTGCAAGCTGGAGAACATTCCGCTTCAGACGTGGACCAATGTGGTGGTGGTAGTGCAGGACCGAGCGGTGTCTTTGTACCTGGATGGTCGTCTGGTGCGTTCGTGTCTGTTTACTGGAGTGCCCAAGACGATCGTGGGTTCGGACTTTATTATCACACCGGACGGTGGCTTCATGGGCTATACGGCGGGAGCGACATTCTATAACCGGGCTCTAGGACCCAGCGAGGTCTACGGCATTTACAAGAGTGGCTACGGTGGCGGTTCGTTCTGGGACAATGTGTTTGGGTCGTACGGAGTGCGGGTGTCGCTGGTGGACGGCGGCACAACCGTTGGCTCTGTCAACATTTAAACCCCCGCAACATGAACATCTAATGTATGTTTCGTCGCCCTGCGTGCGACCGGGGGGATTTTGGGTGCTGTAAAGTAGCAAATGTCCGCCCTCTTTGGCTCACCAACCGATTCTGGCGTGAACTCGGTCTCTTCGCAATCCCCTCGTCCTCCTCCACCGTCAACCGAAGACGATTTCTTCACCCGTTTCAGGCAACAACTGGACGACGCCGCCTCCGCTGCTGGTTCCGTTGCTACCAGCTTCGGTGATACCGTCCGCAGCGGCGTGTTCGATACAGTCGGACAGGCTCAGGCTTCAGTTCGGAATGTACAGTCTGAGTTGGCGAGGGCCACCAGTGGTTTGCCTACGCTGAACGCTGCCGGGAGCCGGATGGAGATGCTCTTCTCGGGTGCAAGCATCTTCTCCAAGATGCTCTTCTTGGTAGCTGTGCTAGTGGCTTTCTTGGTGATGGTGTCGATCGGCACCGCCATCATCAGCAGCCTCACTGCCTTTCAGAAAAATCCCAAGCTACTCAGCAACCTCAAGCCGGGCACTGAGCCGGTGGTTATTCCGCAAGATCCTGCCACTGCTGGCAGCATCCCGCTGCTCCGGTCTAAGAACGAAGGATCTGGTGTTGAGTTTACTTACAGTACGTGGATCTACGTCAACGATGTGCCGCAGCCGCAGTCGCTGCCGAGCCAGGCCAAGTACAAGCACATTTTCCATAAGGGCGCGGCGGGCGATTTTAGCAAGGACGGTATGAGTCAGCCAGTTAACACGCCAGGGCTGTACATTTCGTCCGAGGCCACTGATGGCGGCAATCAAATGGTGGATCTGGCGGTGGTAATGAGCACCTTCGAGGACCCGATGGAGACCATCATCATAAAAGACATTCCGCTTAACAAATGGATCAACGTGATCATCGTACTCAAGGGGCAGGTACTGGATGTGTACATCAACGGCACGATCGCCGGCCGCCACACGCTCAAGGGGGTGCCGATGCAGTCATATGGGCCGCTTAACATGAGCCTCAACGGCGGGTTCGCTGGTCGGATGAGCACCACGCAGTACTTTAGCCGGGCGCTGTCGCCGGTACAGATTGCCAACGTGGCGTCGGTCCACCCAAGTCTGCAAGAAAAGGGGGGGTCGCTGGAAAACCCGTTCCCGCCCTACCTGTCGCTGCGGTGGTACACTGGGAGTGCGGCAATCTAATCTTCGTAGAGCATCCTCTGGATAGACCCGTGGATGAATTCCTGCCTCATCCAGCGTTGAATCCAGAACCGGTGGTCTCCCAAATCGCGAGGAGTGTCGGAATGCATGCACACACGAGCTGAATAGTACCAGCAGCTGTTCTTCTTTCGCTATTGAGCCACGATCGCATTAAAGCATCGCCATTTGTCGCGAATCCTGTCGTGTTGTGATCGGTTGTGTCGTTCCATGTTCTTCCATGCGATCGCCGAGGGTGTTTGCCAGCCGCCCTGTTCAATCAGGATCTTCCGGCACAATTCGGGTGGCAAGGCGGTGCCGCACCCCGCTTCGCTGACTTCTTGCAACAGGGTGATGAGGGTGTTGAGCATGGCGTTTGCGTGTGATGACCAACATCATTAGAAAATGATGTCGTCAATTTATTCTCCGGGTTGGCGGACGCCACGTAGCCTGATGCCGAGGGTGTTGAGGTAGGCCCGCACCGGTTCAATGTACATCACACGTGCGTCCACTCCGTCAAAGTTCATGTAGTCCCGGTGAAGATGCCCGTACGCAGATCTCCGTCTTGACCCACTCCGGTAGTGGATCCGACCTCAAGAAGCCGCTGGCCACTCCTAACTTGCGACACTTCACTGACATGTTGTCAAACTCGGACATCCAATTCATTGTGTAGAGTACTACAACAAAGGCGCTTGCATCTTGTGGCAGCGGCCGCTCCTTCTTTTGGCCTCCCTCACCGCCATCGCCGACGGCGACACCATTCCACCCCACTTCAGCATGATCTGCCAGCAGATCTCCATCGGCAATGGCGTGCCGATGATGCGTTCGCTCTCCTCTCTCAGCACCGCAGTCAGTTCATAGCTCATGTTAGCGTGTTCCGTTTGGAATCTGGCGGGCCTATGTGAACGTATAAGCATTCAATTTAGGGTGCGTTCAGATCGGCGCTCGGGAGCCCTAGGCCGCCCGCCGCGGACCCGAGTTAAGCCGGCACTGCTCCATGCTGTTATAGTATTCTCCCGACATGCAGCCGCTCTGCCGCAACACCGGGGCGCAGACCCGATGCGGACCCGAACGACCCACAAAGCAGTAGCCGAGACTGCTGTCTACAGCGGCTCCGAGTGGTCCGTCGCCAATTCCGCCACCGCCAGCAGCAAGAGCGCCGGGGGTGACAGTGGCCGCCACGGCCTGCTCGGCATCCATCAACACCTCCTCCACCCCTCTTGCACCCGCCTCAACTCCGCCCATGGCGCCCTTGGCAATCGGCGTTACCGTGACTCCGATATCATGCACCGCTGGGAACAGCGGACTCTGACCAAACATTGTCCCCAACGTGTTAAGTCCCCGCTGGAAGGTGACTACGATCCAAGTAAGTATGGCGTGGATGGACGGCGGTGCGGTCTTGGAAGCGTAAATGTAGGTGATCATTACAATCAGGGCGGCGACGATGAGGGACGTCACGATCGCAATGGACTCCATTGAGTTGCTAACTTAACCCTTTATAAATTGAGTTAATGTGTGGTAGTGAGTTAACACAACCTTGGTGCCATTATGGATTCCGTGGGAGCCTTCAAGATCTGGCATTGCGAAGCGATAGAGTCGGACGAAAAGTGTCGTCGGTGGCATCCCCACAACATGCCTCGTTGGCAGCAGTGGTGCGCGTATCATCAGCAACGGCGTCTGGAACATCTTGAGAAGAGCTTGTGCGAGCACATCAATGCCGAGGGGGTATGGTGCACAAATCAGTGCGATTCGGGCAAGAAAATGTGCGATCGGTGTTAACTGATGGCGGCGGAAATTGTGTTGAGATGCGGGGATTGAGTTAAGGCACTCGAACTACGATGCCGTGCAAGGGCCGAACACCGACCGGGCAACCGTGTGGGCGAAGGATGCAAGAGGGGGTGCTGGGGGCGGAGCCCCCGAGGGAGAGTGGTGTGAGTACCACGGGCGGCTCTGGGAGCGCCATCGGGCGGCTGGGTACTGCATGACGTGGTTCCCAGACCGAAGCTGGTGTAGCCGTCCAGCGGCCAAGTGGCAAAGCAAGCAACGGTGCAACGAGTGCCTGGAGGGGGAGATCTCGGAGGCGGCGGCAGCAAAGGCCATAGCCGAGCAAGAGGCGGAGCGCCAGCGGCAGTATGCGGAGGAGCAGAAGCGTCAGCAAGAGGATCACAGGGTGCTCGAGGCGCAGCCGTGGTTCCCGGCGCTGTTGCGGTACTTGGATCAACAACGGTTGCATGAGCGGCACGGAATGGAGGAGTGGATTGAGAACTACGTGGCGGACAAGGGCGACTCCAACAGTTGTAGCTAAGAGAGTGGAATTCCAATTACCCGCCAGTCAAATACTAATCGGTCAAGATAGACCATGCCTGCCGCCGCACGCACACGCAGGAAACATCGCAACAAGCACCGCAAGAAGAACCGAACACAGAGCAAGAGGAGGGGGGAAGGAACAAAACGAGGACGCACACGACTGAATCAATCTAGGAATTTGACTGTGCGCCAGGGCCGCATCCGCTACCGCCGTCGGCCCGGGATGACGCCCCAATCAATCTCGACCATCCTCGCCAAGCAGATCCTCGGCTCGGGCATTAGCACCACCGAACGCCTTCCAATCACTCCCGCTGATTCCAAGGCCGCCTGCGCTAGGATGCGGGTTCCTCGGCAGCACGTGGCCAACTGCTGGCTCAACGCCGCCGTCATGTCCTTTTTCGTCTCCTCCGGGATGCACGCCTCAACACGATCTCTACAAGAGGCCATGATCGACCCACCACGGCGGATCCCGCACCCGCTCCGGACCGAGCTCCGGCAGCTCGCGCTCATCATCCGCTCGGTCCCCCTCGGCATCCTCCCGCCCAGATACAGCACCGAACAGCTCATTCCAGCCCTCAACGCAGCTGACATAGCCGGGCTCACTACACCCCGCAACCGCCTCGGCGCCCCTAAGGGCCAAGCCCACAATCCGGTCTGGTTTTTCACTGCCCTATCCACCCTCTTGCATCCTCACAACTTTGAGATTGGCTTGGTGGATCTGACTCGCACTGACGGCAAGCCGCACACTGATCTGGGAGCGGCGCTCAGAGATGGCAATAGGAAGAATGGTGATGGTGCGAACGGAGGATCGCCACAGATTCTGCTCATCGAGGCCGGCCAGGAGAGCGCCGGGACTCGGCCACGACTGGAGTTGGCGGCGGCAATATCCCGGGCGGGTGCGTCGGTGAGGGCATTTGGTCGCAAGTGGAAACTTGACAGTGCGATCATGCTGGACACTGGCGATTCACACTTTGGTGGCATCGTTACTTGCGGTGGAGTGCCGCAAACCTATGACGGTATGACGGGTGCTCTATTACACCCGAAGGAGAGTTGGCGACAGGTGATGAAGCAGTTGGTGAACCGACCGATTCCAACTCCATCGCTGCGAGAGTTCCGCTACGACGTGCAGACCGGGTATGTAGTGTTTGCGTTTGTGCCGACTACAGGCGTCCAGCGCTGATGCTTGGCTTCCCACACACACGGCAACGAGACCTTGGGCAACACCCGAACCGTCCCCGGCGGACGATACAGATCGTAATGCTGGCCTCGTAGTAGCTGATTCAGCTTCAGACTCAGATCGAGCGACCGCACACAAAGAGGTGCCAATTTATTTCCAGTCTGATCTTGTGCGCTGTAATCGTCGGGTCCTGCCTTGCCTGCGATGATCTGGCACACCACGTGGCACTTGCTCATTTTCGGTCGGTTGTTATCCTCGTGGACACTGCTCTTAGGTTCCTTCGTGCCATGGGTGCTGTTGGTACTGCTACCAGCATTCCCGTTGCTGCCGTTGCTGTTCCGCCGTCTCATGTCTTGCGGCTTGTTTTTCTCCTTATCCTGCTCCTTGCCCTGTCGCTTGTCCTGCTGCATCTTTCGTTCCTTGTCCTCCTCTTGCTTTGATGACATCTTGATCAACCTCTCTGGCGGCCGTTCGGTTTCTTCGCCGACGATGTACATTGTGTTGGTTTCAGCTGGGACCCGATATATGACCTCTCGCACTGCATAACCGAGTTCCTTGATAGAAGGCATTACTGGGACGGAGGATCCGTCACATTTGGACAAGAGGGTGGCCAAGGCAAAACGAGGCCAACCATCAATCCCCGCACCATTGCAATCAATGGACCGGAGAGTTCCAACTAATATCCCTAAGCGCTCGCGATGTGAGACATCTCGCAACCAGCGACCACTATACTGCAATACGTCATGGAATACGTAGAACACGCTCTTGTTGATGGTGGTTTTGGTTCCCGCTAAGATGGTTCCGGCGCCCAACTGGGGTTGGCATCGGACGGGCACCATCGGGTGTTGCGTAGCTCGTTGGTTTCGGATCTCCAAGGCCATTGGATTTTCGGTGTCGGGGTGCTGGGTGATGATGAGATGGCAGGGTTTCCCCTTGGGCAGCGCCTGTCCGAGGGCTCCTTGTGGCGGACACTTGACTCCTTGGCGTTGGCATCGATTGAACCTTGGGACCCGAAAGGGCTGATTTGACATTGTTTCTATTATTACTATCTGTCACTTTTTCTGTCTGAATGTGTTGAGCGCAATTGGATCCCTTGTGCCGTGTCCGCAGACAGAACGCCGCCTTGTCGCCTTCCAGAATCCGTTCCCAAGCCCGACACCCTCGGTCCACCCACATCCAAACAAACAAAAACAACCCAACCACGAATAGCCATCTGAGCATGGTGGGAGCCTACTATCTCACTGCTTCTCAAATCCCACCAACAAACGCCGAAAACTCTTCTAAACAGTCTTCTGGCACCATCCAGTAGATGTTCTTCTGACCTCCCGCCGCTGTTTCCTCCATCCACACCCAACCACCTATCCAGCTCTTGCATTCCTGAGTCACCTGGGCGCACGGCACCCCCGCTGGCACGTACTGATCGGTTCCCCGGTACTGGTAGCTCCAGCACGGAGTCATACCATGCTCTTTGAGCTTTTCAGTCAGCGCCGAATCGATAGAGGGAGGCAGAAAGGCGTCGTACTGGTGGCATTTGCCGCCCTCCACCACCTCGGTCTTGCCACCCCCCCGGATGAACACTGTGCTCTTGGTGGTTATGCTGCCGTTGTCGGGTGTCATCTTGCGAATAGCGGCAATGTGCTTCAGGTCGGACGGCACAAAGGTGTGGAAGCGGGTCCCCTTGTCCAGCATCTGGGTCCAATGTCTATGTCTGTTGAAAGAGCTACACCTAAATGGCTTAGACCGAGTGGTTTCGTCCCGCCAGCGTGATGCCCTCCTCTGGCGCCAACATTGTTGTTCTCAAAAAGAACAGCGACGTGCACACCACCACACTTCCACTTGATGGGATTGAGTCTCTCTACAAGCGCTGTGGCTTTAAGAAGCCCGATGGGTTTCGTGTTCACGTCACTTGGGCGTTACCAGCCGATGACCAAACCATTTTCGTCAAGATATTCGGCAAAACCGAAGGAAGGGCGGGCTCAGAAAACAAATCCGAGCTGCCGCCACCGGTGGATACGACCCTATTTTTCGGCAATGTTGCGGTTGTGGCTTTCATAGGATCAGATCCGGAGACGGCCAAGCCTACTGATCTCGGCGCCGAACGATGGGAAAAACTGTACGAGTTGCTTATCGGAGGCACCGAGACCCTGGGGGATGCGGCGGCCGATAACGACGCCGATATGGTGGCCGACGTGGAGCTGGAGGAAGAGTACGAGTTGGATGAAGGGCTGTTGGGGCTAGGAAAGACCCCCGACGGTTATGCAAAGAACGATTTTGTGGTGGAAGACGAAGACGTGGATGAACTCGATCCTGTGGATCCCAAGGACGCAGATGACGACGATGACGATGACGACGACGACGACGACGACGATGACGATGACGACGATGACGATGACGTCATTGGAGATGACGATGAAGAAACTGATATGGAAGAGCAGGAAGAGGACGAACTCGACGACGATGAAGAAGGGGCACACGGTATTCGAGTATCGATCAAGGTCAAACCATTGGCGAATAAGGGAGTCCGAAAGACGACCAAACGTAATAGCAAGAGGGAAGGAGAGGTGGATAGTTTGGGGGTGATCCTCCAGCTGCCAATTGTGCGGGCTGGGGATGAACTAATGGTCGAAGATTACGAAGATAGCAGCGAAAGCGAGTCGGAAGGCGTGGAACCAGAAGGCGTGAAACGAGAAGGTGTGGAACCAGAAGACTTGGAAGTGGTCTGAGCCAACAAATTGAGTTGAGAGGGTGCTTACGAGTTGAGGTAGCACTCCCCGGTAATGATTGTGTCTGAGCCCGATATCCTGCGCACTCGCTTTGCGGAGAAGTTTGGTGAGTTGCTCGGCAAGGACAGCCGAGGGCGGAACGCCGAGAAGAGCATCTACAACTATGCAGTGACGACGGCCGAGTCTCGAAACATTGTAAAGCGGTGGAACAACGAGCCCTTTGTCCAGTTGTATCTGGGTCGCGCGCGGGCAATCTACGCCAATCTGACGAAGAGCGACTACCTGAGGGGTGAGATCGAAGCGAAGCGGATCAAGGCGAGCGACCTAGGAAGCCTGTCGCATCCCGAGATGGCGCCCGACAAATGGAAGAAGGTGATCGAAGAGAAGATCGCACGGGATCAGCGAAACCAGGAGGTGTTGGTGGAGGCAACGGCAACCGGGGAGTACCAGTGCCGACGTTGCCACAAGCGCAAGTGCACCTACTATGAGCTTCAGACACGGTCTGCGGATGAGCCGATGACCACCTTTGTGCACTGTCTCAACTGCGGGAACCACTGGCGGTTCTGATGTGGGACATATTGTCATGCGGACTCTGGCCGAGTTAACAAATCCTGACCGAGTTGATCAGAGTGACTGATCGTATGCATATGCCGAACGATGCTTAGGCATATTGTCGGCGTTATTCCGCAACTTGTGTCGCCTGAGATAATGTTGGCTCCCTTCGTGGAAGAAGTGGTAAATAAAGGCGTAGATGAACATTCCGATAGCAAGAGATAACCAAGGCTGCCCGGTGGCAGCAAAGGACATCAGCACCAAGGCCAGCACCCGACACCAAGGACTAGACAACGCCTTGACCTGACTTGGCGACAGGTCCAGATCGACGTGGCGCGAACCAAGCGCCAAGCCGACCGCAATCACCCCAGCGGCCATTTTTCCAAATCTTAGCATGTTAAGGAGAACCCTATCCTGAGTTGAGGGAATCTACCGCCGCACATAATCGAAACAATAGATAGACCCGCACCCATGTCCAACTCCTCCGGGTACGCATCCGAGCCAATGCCCTTTAGCGAATATGCCGGCGTGGGCGCCAGCTACCCAGCCATCACCACCCTACCCCCTCTTGCAAATCCCGGCTCAGCCCCCAAAGCCCCGGGCCAGGGGCAGCTCAGCAACCGGGCGGCGGTGCTCAAGGCCCGCCTTGCCGGCAACAAAGCCGAGGAAGAGGATGCAAACGCACCTGGATCAATGGTGCATCCATCAATGTCACCGCTGGCCGCAGCACCAACGCAGCTGATGCCGACAGGCCCCAGCTTGACAACCACCCATGTATCGCTTGGAGATCCGGCTTCGCCGCCGTCCGCAGTCCACGCCTACTCGCCCGCTGCTCCGATGGTGTCTCAGATACCCGTGTGGCAGCCCGCTCTGTCAAATGCTAATGGGATCACCCCAATGCCAGCGCAGACAACCCGGGGTATGCATCCCTCGATGCCGGGCGATAGGCTAGACCGGGTGCTGGCGATGCTGGAGCAACAGGCGACGGGGCGGTGCGGTGCTGAGGCAGGACCCGACACCACCACCGAAGACCTGGTGAGCCTGGCCTTTGTTGGCATCTTTTTCATGCTTGCGGTCCACGCTCTCACTCCGCCGGTGCCCTATCGGCGATGAGTTGAGATGCGGAGAGGGGAGTTAACAAAGAGCCCTCGGATAGACTAGATCCATGCCATCTTCCTCAATTTCGGCTGGTCATAGCGGACCGATGGATTTTGTTGTGATAGATCCACAACGACGTCCAGTGTCGTTGAAAGAGACGTTGGCGGGGCACAAGACGGGGCAGGTAGTCAAGGCGTACCGGGAGGCACTCAGCACCGGACTAATCGAGGAGGCAGTACACTGGTCTGGAGAGTTATTGCTCTCGGGCAATCTGTGGCCGGTATGGGAGACACTCTTCAGCACAGCGGCGTTGTATTACTATAACCATCGTGAGCTGCCAATGTATCTGAAAGATAGGTACATTCGTTTTCGAGGGACGGCGTCAGGGAGGGAGGACATTGAACTCCGGAACAACGATGCGATCCGTGCCGTAATCGCCGAGACAAGTGCGGCGTTAGCGGCCGGCACCCGACAGTTCAAGGCTACCCGGATCCACATTGACGACTCGGATTATGTGTTGGACCATTTGCGAATGCGGATGAAAGCGCCCACTCGTGACCCTGCCCGTCCCTTCTTACTGCCTGAGGATCCGCCCGAGGTCTGCATCTGCGCCAACGAGTTTACCTACGCTCTCCAAGTCAAAAACTTAGCCGACGCCCAATTCTGGGCAGAATGGCTCATTGCCTTCCAGAAGCGATGCACCAAACAGAAGACACCGTGCGTTTGCGGGGTCCGAGGACCGGCAGACGCCCCAGCCAAGCTCCGCACTTCCCCCGCCCTCTTGCTATGGTCTATTCTCCGCGGCGTATGCCGGGGGCGACCCTTGATTGACACTACCGTATATTCATGGCAACAGCTGTTTATGGTACGCTACACCGGGGCGGTCAACTCGGTCCGGGCCAACCTGCTGCTCGCCGCCGTGGTGTCCGTTTGCAACCAGACCCGGCTAATCACTGCACCACCGATCTCTAATCCCAAGTTGGTTCCCGGGGTCCTCCGAGGCGTACCTGCCATCTACCACCGTCTGTGCGAGACGTGCGGACTTCAGTTTGTGCAAGAGGAGAAGGGTGGTGATGGTGGGGCCGTCGGCTATCCAATGCTTTCAGCGTCGTCGCCGAATCGTCCAGGACTTTGAGGCGCTGCGATAGCGCTTAGACTCCCGTTTGTGCGTCAGACGCTTTCGACGTCCTCCAATGAGAAAAAATGTTTGTTGTTGTTGTTGTTATCCACAGCAAACCTCAAATGATTCATCCTTTCCATATCGTTCTTAATGCCGTCTATCAACAGCTCACCTACCAAGTTCTTACTAATGTTCGGACCTTACGTTGTCCGCATCCTGTCCACCAAACGGGCCAGCTGTTCGGCGTTTTGGGCATACGCATTTTTGTTTTTGAGCAACAACTTCTTCATAAACTCACGAACAACGGGAACATGCCGTTCCTGTGTTTTTTCTAAACTATTTTCATTTATAACAAGCTGCTGTGCCTTGGGAATCTCTCGCATCTGTTCTACCGAAGGGAATGCATCGCTCTCGCTCACCACGAAACTCATGAGAGTGATTAGGACCTCCTCAAACATAATAATGAAGTTCTGCTAATCCATTTCTTGGGGTGGTTAGTCATTTTTTTGCGCACGTGTGGTAACTGGCGACTCAGTCCCACTCTGAACCGTCCGTGACAATCAGGCAACCAGACTTGACTAGATTAGCAGACTTGGTTGCCTTGCTGCCTTTGGTAGCGGTAGTGGGCTTGTTTTTCAGGTTCTTCCGCTGCTTTGGGGGGTTGATCTCCTGCACATCAAAGTTATTTTTGTTGTAGAACTTGAGCCGCTTTTCGTACTGCCTCCGAAAGCATGGGTGCGGATCCACAATGTCGATGATGATAGGGCTGGCTTCGGGGTCCCGCTGCGCACGACCTACTGCCTGAACAACATCAGCCTTTGGAGTGGCCAGCACCAGCCCCTGAATCGTCTTGATGTCCAACCCCTCTTCGGCCATCGCAAAGGTGCCAAGCACGTTCGGCTTTCCGGCCGAGGCATCCAAATCAGCCTGCTTCATTCCGCCCACGTAATAACCGTGCTCGAATTGTTGTTCGGTCATCTTGTCTGATAGCGAATTAATCATTGCTCGGTAATGCGTGAGCGTGAGTACCTGTTCCAGTCCATCTTCTTCAAAGAGTCCCCGAATGAGGTTCAGGACATAGTTGATCCGATGCTCGGACTTGCATATCTTGGACATCATGGAGGCAAAGTTAACTTGCCCGGTGTGGTTGAGCGCAGTGACATTGAAGTCTTTGTCTTCGGGATTTTCGTAAAAGTGCACCCGTACCCGCGGCTTTATCTTGTCTTTCCGCACCCGCTTAGCAATCACGTCGCCCAAGAACATCTTAAACACACGAGTGAGACCATCCTTGCGGGTCATTGTGGCCGAGAGCCCTAGCATGTGCGGTGCTACCGCCTTGAATAGGGCGTTGCTGAACACCTCAGCTGACATGTGATGGCACTCGTCTACAATGATCATTCCAAAGCCCGCAAACAAATCCATGGGGTACTCCTTAGTGGCGAGCGACTGAATCATCACCAGCACAATGTCCTTGTCCTCAATGTCAACCACCGGCCCCTGGATCCGGCCCACCCGAGCCCCTGGCAAGAATATTTCGATCCGTTCGATCCACTGGGTCATCAGAAACTCCTTGTGGACCAACACCGCCGTCTTAACTCCCATAGCGGCGGTAATGTACAGCCCCACCACAGTCTTGCCGTATCCGCAGTATAGCTCCAACAAACCACCACCCTTGGTTCTAAGCGCATTCAGACTGAGGTCGGCAACGGTTTGTTGATCGGTCCGCAGTGTGCCACCGAACGTCAAGTTTGTCTTGATGGGTTGTTTGAGTTTGGTAGGAGCGGTGGTGGGTCCAAAGGTCTTGCGACCGTAGAATTGCGGAAGATAGATGCGATTGGTGGATTCCCGAAAGACGGGATAGGGGTCGGGACGGGCAAAGCCCATCATTGTGGCAGCAGGAGTCACATTAAGTTCTCGCCTGATCCGATCCTGTTGACCGATGTCAATATTAGCTTTAGAAAGGGTGTACCCCCGGGTACCTAAGTATGCCATAGGCAGACTGCATGACATCCTTGTAATTGAGTTTGAGTCACTCATAACCAATCATTTTGTGAGCGACGGATAGAAAACCTTCGGTCTAATGGACGGCTACGCAGGACACGTACTGATTCCGATGAATACCCCAACGGATTGGTTGTGCCGCTGGAGAGTGTGGATTGTGGTGATTGGGGCGGCGGTTCTGGTGTGGCTGATGTGGTGGTCGGACGCGACCCAAGGCCGAATAAACCGAGAAGAGCAAGAGGGGGATGTGGTAGAGTTGGCGGATGCAGAGCATAGACTGCGACTCGAAGAGCAACGTGCACAGCTGAAGCACCGTGCCGAGGCGGCGATGGCCAATCCGCTCACGCTAGAGGAGGAAATGGTATCGCTACACAACCTGCGCACCGCAATTGCTGGTTAGATGCGTTCAGATTCGTCTCAGAAGAACCTAGGCGCTGCCCGCCGTCCGCCCCCCATCATCGGGGCCGCTGGAGCCGGAATGCCGAAAAAACGACGGGTGGCTGGAATATCGTTGATCACCGCGATGGCGGCGACAATGATCGTGGCGACGACCACGAAGCTGATGATCACAATCTGCCCCGTGTCCATCGGCATCTTGCTTGAACCCGCCACTACCCCGACCGTGCTGCTGTTGTCCTCCCAGAGCGGTGTACACTGGGCGATGACCCTCTTGCTACACTTGCCGTTGGCCCACACGCAGCGCTGAGCTCCGTCCGCTCCCCTGAGTTGACCACATCCTGTCCGAGTTGACTGCTTCTCACACGATCCATAGCATTTGGCATCCTCGGGATCCCAGGCACACCCTTCACCCGCATTGCAGAGCGAGGCGGTGCCGTATGCTGCACATCCCGTAGCCGGCGTACCCTCCAGCTCTCCTGCGGCCGTACACTTGTTGTCCGATCCCCACTCACACCCATATCCCTCCGTCTTGCACGCACCAGCATCCAGCGTGGCGCACTTGGGAGCACACTTGTTCTGGAGCGCCGACCAAGAGCATCCTGCGATGTTGCCGCAGCTGGTCTCATCGGTCCCAGCGGCGCACCGCTCAGCCACGGCGCTGGCGGCGCCTGCGTCCAACAGCTTTGCGTCCGACATGTTGGGTCCTAGTGTTGCTTCGGCTTTTCTTCTTTCTCCCCCCTGTTAACTCATCCAAGAAGGTGTTAACTGCCCGGGTTATCTGTCCCTCGGTCATTCGTCCCCGCCTCCGCTTTCCCCCTGTCTTGATCGGCGTCCGCATGCTATGAGTCCTTGGTGTTGTGATGGCCTTTCGTTTCTGCTGGTCCATTATCTCTCGGTACCGTCTTTGTCCATCTTGCTGTTTTTCATTCTCCAACCGCGTCTTGCGTGCGCCTTGTTCAAGATTATCTTGTCGAAGCTGGGCCAAGATATCCCCAGAGGTATCCTTAGTGGGGGGAGTTAAGGATGAACGCTGGGGAGTTGACGTTGTTGGCTTGGGGGTGGCCGTCTTCCGGACTGCCCGTTGAGTAGCCCGCCTCCGTCCAATGGCTGCACTCTGCTGCCTCAACTCATCTAGCATTCTCTCATTATTCCGCATGATCTCAGAGTCCTGCCTCTTGCGCATCTCCCGCACATCGGGCAACCAAACCGGAGTGTCGGCGGGGGAGTCGGCAGGAAGAGCAGGAGTTGAACGGGGCGTTGGACGGGTTGCCCGTGGGGTCATATCCAGATCCTTTGGAAGGTCAAATGCTGGTGGACCTCGGGCAGGGGATGCAAGAGGGGGAGTTGAGGATATGCGGCGAGGAGTTGACGGAGTGGTTGGGGGGCTGACCGGTGGTGGCGAGATGGCGGCACGGCTACTGACCGAACCCGAGCGACGGCGGGGCGGCGGAGTGCGAGGGAGCGCACGGACCGAGGCATTGGACCCGGCACGGGGGCGGGGAGTCGACGGAGTGTCAACTCCCCCTTCGTTAACTCCCCCTTCGTTAACTCCCCCTTCGTTAACTCGATCATCCCTCGCCGCAGTTGACTCAGATTCCGGTGCAACATCCGCCACAACATCCACCGCTAGCTTATCGTCCGATGTGGCTTCGGGAGCCAGGCGAGACCGCCGCCGAGTTAACCGCCTCCCCCGTCCTACCACTCCGTCTCGGGCCGCCGCTAACCCCTGCCGAAAGTTGGCTCCTACGGTCCGCACCGATATCCAAATCGCATTCCAGTTCCACCAAAACGAAAAGATCCCAATCAGGATGGCAATGGTGATGAAGGTCCCCGATAGCACCCACACCGCTGTCTTGCTATCCACGGACTTGTCGGTCCACGCTCTGGCCCCTGCCGGCTTGTCGGGGTTAACTGTGATAATGACCCGCTCCTGACACTGGCCGTCCATCCAAGCACATCCATCGCCCATGCCGCCGCTACCCGATGCTACCTCGCACTCCCTCTTGCTCAGCTGGTTGGCGCACCGCTTGGGTACATTCGGACGCCATTGCTTTTGTTCTTTTTTGGATCGTCTCTGACACTTGCTGCCATCCCAGGAGCAGCCAATGCTGGCGGCGCAAATGTCCTCGGCGAGAGCGGAACAGGCTGGGGCGCACTGGCTTAACTCAGGCAGCCATTGGCAGTCATTGATGGCCGAACAATCGGACTCAGAGAGACCACCCGCCGAACACCGACGAATGTTGGGGGAAAACAGCGGCATTTGAGTGCTGTTCTGTGTTGCGAGTATTTAGTATTAGACTACCACAGACACGTGCAGACATGCCTCGGCGGACCCGAACACAACGAGTATGCAAGAGGAGAGGGAATGGGAAGACGCGGCGGTGTCTGCGGTTGATGCAGGGTGGGGCGGGAGTGGGAGCTGGTTCGGGGGCAGCGACCGGAAGTGTGCGCACGGCCGAAGTCATCGCAAAAGAACTGGCGGCAGCCAAGAAACAACTGGAATATTTGGAGAATTCCAAAAGCCAAGGCCGAGGAGTTGATCCCCGTGTTCACATTGAATTATTGGAGGAGGTCAAGGGACAGGTTGATCGTCTTGAGCGTGAAGAACGGGCATTAGAAGATGCCGTTCATTTTCAGCTGACGGGAGAGCCCAAGGCGATCACCGAACAAAAGGCAAAGGCGCCATTCGCTGCCTTCAAACCCACATCCCACACCCCTCCTCTTGCATCCAAAACTGTTAGGGTGCCCCGCATGGCAGCGGCCCCGCCTACGAGTCGCACCAGAACCGGACCGCCCACCCGCAGGACCACTCCTGAGGAACGAGCCACTGCTAGGGCCAAGCAACAGGAAGACAGCAAAGCCCGTCGAGAAGCCGCAGCCACCAAACGAGAAGTTGCCAAGGCACTGCGCAATGCGGAGAGTGCATCTAGACGGAAAGCCGCAGCAGACAAGCGGGCTGCAGATAGCGCACAAATTAGAGTAGAGAGCGCAGCTCGCAGAGCGGCAGTGGCCGCCAAACGGCGTCGAGAGGCGGCAGCGGCAGCGGCAGAACGTTTGAGGCAAGAGACCGAAACAGCTGCGGCAGCTGATGCGACCGATGATGACGACGGAGTTAACGATGGTGGAGTTGACGATGATGGAGTTGACGATGATGACGGAGTTGACGATGGTGGAGTCGACGATGATGGAGTCGACGATGATGGAGTCGACGATGATGATGGAGTTGACGATGACGGAGTCGACGATGATGGAGTTAACGATGGTGGAGTTGACGATGGTGGAGTCGACGATAATGGCGGCGATGCGCCTCCGGTCACACCGGTCATGCCGCCCGGCGATGCCCATGGCGATAACGTCATCGAGGACGAAGCAGACGATGATGGCGAACCCGCTTCTACCCCTGATGAAGTAGAGGTTCGGGGGGCAGAGTCCCATGAGGAGCTTCGGGCAATGTTCGATCCCGTCGCCGCTGCCCGTCGAAAACTAAATGCTTATATGGTCCGACCACACACCCTCACCAGTGGACCCCTCGAAGGTTGGACCCAACAAATCACTCGCCTTGACACTCTGGCTCAGCAAGCCCACGATCGTACCGAAGCCGGCCGCCGAGCCGCTATTCCACCTCCCGTCCCTCTTGCAGAACCTGACACCGACGACAATTCTGATGATGCTGACGATGCCGACGATGTGTCACTCACGGGCGGAAAACTGAAGAAGCCTCGCACAAAGCCGTATGCGCCTCGGAAAGCGTGTGGTTCCAAGCCTCAAATACCGAAACAGCGTCGCTCGAAGAAGTAGTGCTCTCGATTTCCATCTCCGATCCACTCCCGCTCGTGTTGTCACCCCCGGTCACGATGACCGCACCTTTCGTACCTTCAGGCACCTCGGTCTCAGCTGTCTCAGCCGTCTTCTCAACCTCGCTAGACTCCTCGGTTCCGTCTGCCATAACCTCCTCGGGATACGTGTCCTTTAGATGTTCCACCACCAACCGCAGCCGCTTCGTCAGCCGGTCGATGTGTGCCAACACATCCGCCATCTGCCCAATCAGCTCTGCCGTAACCGGAGTCCCATTGTAGACCCGGTCACGGCCCTGAATCGGACGCAGCGTGCGACGCCACTTGGTCTTGGTGTGCTTGCGCAGAAAATTCTCTGCCTCCTCCATCAGCTTCACCAACCGATCCACCATCTCGTCAAGGTACTCCTTCGTGGTCTCTCGACTCTCGCCTGTCATCCACCGCCACAACCCTTGAGTGTAGCTCGGCGCCTGGTAATAATAGGCATCGTATCTCTTGATCACCTTTGAACCCGGCGCAGGGTCAGTGAGTGCAGCCGTGGTGTCATCAAACTCCTGAATTCGGGCAGCCAAAGCGTCGCAAGTAACAGGCATTACTATGACACGAGATTAGTGTCTAGGTGGAATCAGCGAGAGGTAAAAAATGTAAAATAGAACGATTGCTAAGTCACCCACTTGCTTGTGCGCCGCTGAGTACGCCGCTTTCGCTTCGTCCGCCTACCCCCCCCTCTAGCATCCCTTGGCGCCCGTTCCACCGCCCGCAAACTCGCCGTCACCGAATCCTGAAGAGTCCGCAAGTCTCGCTGCAAATTATCCAGCTGTCGGGTAAGATCCACAGGCAACGCCGCAGTGAACTTTTCCGACACCGCCCTGAGAACGCGCTTTACGGACTCTGGTGCGTTGGCTGCACTCACACCTGGGCCACGACCTGGTGCATCGTTTGGCAACGACGCATATATTGGTTCTAACGCCCGCGCCAATGAACCCGCACCAGGACGCCACTTTTGCCAGTCAACCCCCTCACGAAACTGTTGGATCGTTTGCTGAATTCCATTAATCTGCGGCCCCAACTGCCGAATCTCGGTAGCAAGAGGGCGGAGAGCCTCCTCGGCTCGGGCTGCGCCCGCCCGCCTTAACTCATCTCGCAACTCTTCCGTCTCGGTCCGAGCCCGCTTAACTTCGTCCTCCGCCTCACCCAACTGGTTTCTTGCCTCCCGCAACCCCTGCCGCAACTGCTGACTCTCCTCCAACGTCTTGGTCAGCTTGGCCGCCAATTGCTGAAGCCGGGTAGCACTGTGCATCGTAGCCTTACTCCCGGTTGGCGTTTTGGTTTGCGCACTCAGTTCCTTAGACACCGCCCGCAGCTTGGCGCTGACGGCGTTGTTAACGGCCGCACACTCGGTCACTGCACGCTTCAGCAACTCGGTATGCCCGAGCCCCACCTTGAGCTCTCGATCCAGTTCCCTGATCACGCTGCTCGCTCGCTGCAGCATCTTAAGGTGAGCGTCCGCCGTCTTGGTTACACCACCCTGCTGCGTCAGAAAATAACTGGGGTGCTGTTCAAAGTGCGTTTGTTTTCGGATCTTGCGAACCGAGCCCCTTCCCCGCCGGGACCGACGGGTTCTGCGATGGGTTGAGTATGCTGCCATGGATCCTCTATTTCAGTGAGAGAATATGCCGGAATTGGCGTGGATCCGCATCTTGGGCTAGATCCGAGAATTGACCTAGGCAGCCTTTTCTATGCATCATTCACGGCGGAAATGGCGGACAACTCCTCAGTCTCACAGGAACCTCTGCTTGCCGAAAATCCTGACCGCTTCGTTGTCCTCCCGATCAAGTACCCCAAGGTCTGGGACATGTACAAAAAGGCCTTCAAGTCTTTCTGGACTGTGGACGAGGTCGACCTCTCTAAGGATCTGGCGCACTGGGTCAAGATGACCGAAAATGAACGCTACTTCATCAAGCACGTGCTGGCCTTCTTCGCCGCTTCTGACGGCATCGTCAATGAAAATCTGATGGAACGCTTCATGTCCGAGGTCCAGATGACCGAAGCCCGATGCTTCTACGGGTTTCAGGTGATGATCGAAAACGTACACAGCGAGATGTATGCCAAGATGCTCGAAGTTTTTGTGACCGACAACGCCGAGCTCGACAAATGCCTCCACGCCATCGTCAATTTCCCGTGCATCAAGAAGAAGGCAGACTGGGCCATCAAGTGGACCAAGGATGACGAGAGCTCGTTCGGTGAGCGGGTGGTCGCATTTGCCGCTGTCGAAGGCATCTTCTTCTCAGGCTCCTTCGCCTCCATCTTCTGGCTCAAGAAGCGTGGGCTGCTCCCAGGGCTCTCATTTGCCAATGAACTCATCTCACGAGACGAGGGGCTTCACACCGAATTTGCGTGTCTGATGTACGAGATGCTGGTGAACAAGCCCGACCCCGAGAAGGTCACCGCCATCATCACCGACGCCGTGGAGATCGAGAAGGAGTTTATCCTCGAGGCGCTCCCGTGCCGGCTCATCGGGATGAACTCGGGAATGATGAGCAAGTACATCGAGTTTGTGGCCGATCGACTGCTAACCGCACTCGGACGCCCAATGGTCTACAAGACGCCCAACCCCTTTGCCTGGATGGAAAACATTTCGATGGAAGGCAAGACCAACTTCTTCGAGCGAAGGGTGGGCGATTACAGCGCCGTCAACGACACCAAGACAGCTGATGCATTCCAGCTGACCGCCACCTTCTGAGCATTACATACTACTACACCACCCTACACCCTCTTGCAAATCCCCCCCCCTCTGTTGCATTCTTGTGTCCCACAATAGAAGAATGCAACAACAACCCTCTGCGTCCAAATCTTACCGACCGTACCGCGATGCACTCAACGGCATTCTATCGTTCGGAGCCATATGCCTCATTGTCTACGGACTGGCAACTTTGGGTCGAAACAGCCCTCACAACCGACTGCGGTGGTTCGCCATCGACCTGATGATACAAGTCATCAGCATCAAGCTGGCATCGGATCTTATTCCGCACGGAACCTCAACTTCCGGCCAAAACCAAATGGATGCTGCTGTCGGCGTAATGCTGATTGCATCTGTCATGCTGATTCTGATTTCCGAAGTGTCCGGTCTCCGAAGCGCCAACGTGCTCTGGTACTTGTTGGATGGAGCCGAACTTGCGCTCTTCTTTTCGGTGCTGGTCAAGTACCTGGTGACGCTGGTGGCTTAAATTATCCACTGCCAAATTAGTATTCTAGCCCCTATGCCCAACATCGTCGGCGTCCGGCGCATCTGCTCCCTCTCCTGCATCAACGGCACGTGTGCTCCTGCCAAGTGTCAAACTGCAGTAATACAAACCCCAATCGTGTCAACTCCCCTGCCCAATGTGTCAACTCCGACCCGAAAGAGCAAGAGGGGAAAGGGGTGTAAACGTACAATTCGCAACTCCGCAAAGCGGCGAAGCGGAAAGGGGCGTAAGCGTACAATTCGCAAACACACCAAGGGCCGCAAGTCCCCCAAGCGCCGCAAGTCCCCCAAGCGCCACACCCGCCGCCACTAAAACTTGTCAATCTGTTTTTGTGTTTATCTCCACTCTCAGTAATATCCAGTTAAGGCCATAACGACACCCTCTGGCACGGGTTAAGGATGTCGATGCTCAAAGAATATTTCGCATTGGTCCGCAAGCACCGCGAGGCTTCCGGACCCAACACCGCCGTCCTCATGCAATGCGGCAAGTTCTACGAGGTCTACGGCTACGCCGACGATGAAGAAGGCATCCACAGCCCCATGTACGAAGTCGCCAACATCTGCGACCTCAAGGTCGCCCGTCGCGGCTCTGGCGGGGCTAGTGTAGGAGGGGGGGGGAACAGCGGAAGCGGCGCGAACGGCTACGGCGAAAACAACAGCCGGATGACAGGTGTCCCGGTGGCCACCATGGACAAATATGTCGAAATCCTCCTCGACGCAGGCTGGACCGTCGCCGTCTACGCCCAGTCCACCATCCCCGGTCGCACCGATCGGTCCTTAACTCACATTTTCACCCCCGGCACCTTCTTCTCCGAACAAACCGGTGTATCAAACAACTTTTTGGTACTGTGGATCGAATACCGACCAATGTCAGTGGCCCGCCCCAACGATACCCTCTTCTTCGGGCTGGCTTGCTTGGACAACATGGCTGGCACATTGACCCTCGACGAACACACCTGTTCCCCACTTATGCACGACTCTTCTGACCTTGACTGGGCGCAAGAACAGGCCATCGCCTACAATCCCCGCGAGATCCGTGTGATCGCCGGCAATGAACGCTCCGCCGAACACGCCCACCGCATCGCCAAGGGCATGGGCCAACTCTGCCCTCAGGCATGCACCCGCATCCATCTCCATTCCGAACCCCACGTCGTCAACGCCCAAAAACAAGCCTACCAAGACGAAGTGGTCCGCAACTGCTACGGCGACAGCAAACGCCCCGAATCGCTGACGCTGATGACTTACCCCCATGCATCCAGCGCCCTCACCCTCTTGCTAGCCGAGGCCAAGGCTGCTGACCCCAGCCTCGTACAACGTCTTGACCATCCGCTCTTATCCACCGCGGCACCACACCTAACCATGGCCAACCACTCGCTCCGACAACTCAATATCGTGCACAACCCCAACTGCGCCAACACCCGCTACTCCAGCGTGGTCCACGCCATCACTGGTGGTTGCTTGAGCAAGATGGGACGACGGGAAGCGGTGCGGCGGATTCGTGCACCACTGGTCGACAGCCACGCTATCAACTCCCGGTTGGCGCAGGTGGCTGTGCTAGTTAACACACCCGAACTACTCAATGAGATCCGGGCCAGGGGATCGCACATTCCCGACGGCGAACACCTCTTCCGTGAAATCGTCCACAAGACCGCCACCCCGCAGACCATTGGAAGCCGGCTGCGACAATACATTGCCCAGGTGATTGCGTGTATCGTCCCAATGTACGTGGGTCCGCACAGCGAAGATACGAAGGCAGCCTACGGCGAGCAGCTTGGCAAGGTCATTAACTGCGCCACGCGGCTCCGGGACTACGTTGGGGTCGTATTTCGCGAGGAACAGGCCGACGTGGCGCTGCTGCCCGAGAACCACGCTGCCCGGTGGCTCGCCCCAGTGGTCATACAGGACGCCCCCATCAACTCCACATTCCGCGAAGCTTGGGAAGAGTACGTTGGGGTGCTACAAGAGGTGGAACAAACCAGGATTATGCTGGCCAACCTGGTCAAGCTGTCGGGAGGGGCCACCTCGGTGCGGGTGCGCAAGGACGGTGGAATGCCGCAACTGGTCGAACTCACCTGGTCCGACGACGGTGGAGCGATGCTGTTTGCCACCGAACGCCGAGCCAAGATGGTACAGGACTGGATCCAACGCAAGACGCACGTCGCCGAACGGTCGGGGGTGTTGAAAGAGGGGGTAAAGGTAGTATCGGGAGCGAGCAAAAAGCATCGGTTCGAGAACAAGGCGATTAGGGAACTCCTGGGGCGGCTGGGGGCGGCCAAGCAAAGGGTTGAGACGATGGGGGTGGAGCGCTTTGAAAAGGCGCTGGAAGAACTGGCGGGGATGGAACAACGGATTCGGGCGGTTAACTCGTTTGTGGCAGGGGTGGACGTGGCATCAACCGCAGCCAAGATGGCGGTGGAGAATCGCTACTGCCGCCCGGAAGTGGCGCACTCGGGTGATCGCTCGTGGTTCGAGGCGGTGGGATTGCGGCACATGCTGGCCGAACGCATCGACAATGAAGAGCTCTTTGTGCCCAACGACATGGCGTTTGGATCGCAGCACCATCCTGACGGGTTGCTGCTGTTTGGAACCAATGCCTCGGGCAAGTCAACTCTGATCAAGAGCGTCGGGATCGCAGTGGTGTTGGCGCAGTCGGGATTCTACGTGCCAGCCGATCGCTTTGCCATCCGTCCTTATACTGCCATCTATACCCGAATCCTCGGCAACGACGATCTCTTTCGGGGGCTTTCTACCTTTGCTGTAGAAATGACCGAGTTCAACGCCATCTTGCGGAATGCCACCCCCCGCACTCTGGTGTTGGGCGACGAGGTGTGCTCGGGGACCGAGACGGTGTCGGCCATCGCCATTTTCGCCAGTGGCCTCGTATCCCTCGCCTCCTCCTCTTGTACTCACATGTTTGCCACACACTTTCACGAGGTCACACGGTTGCCTTGTGTTAAGGCGCTTACTGGGTTGGTCTCCAGGCACCTCCAGGTACGGTACGATGCCGAAGCCGATGCCTTGGTCTACAACCGTAAACTCAAGGATGGACCAGGTGACAGTATCTATGGATTGGAAGTGTGCAAGTCTCTCCGAATGCCGCAGGATTTTTTGGATCGGGCGTATGAGGTTCGTGCAAATCTGTTGCCAGAGTGCGGCAGTGTGTTGGGGTCCAACACGTCGCGCTATTCGAGTAAGAAGGTGCGGGGGGTGTGCGAAATGTGCGGGGCAGCGGGAGAGCACGTACACCATCTTCAGCATCAGGCGGATGCGGACAAGATGCGGTTGCTTGGCAAGGGTGCGGCCCGAGTTGACGCAGCGGCTAATCTAGTTAACGTATGTCGGGAGTGTCACGACAAGTTTCACGCCGATTGCGACGAGGCGGTGCGGCACCGAAAGGTCAAGACCGTGGATGGACGGACGGTGATTGTGCAAGAAGAGTGAGTTGATGTTTATGATGGTTCACTGGATGGGGAAGGCATTGTAGCGGCAGTTGGATGGGATGCCGAGCAGGGTAGACCCCCAGTTAAGCCAACTGAGGTAGCTGTTTGGGTTTTCGGACTGCGCTTTGGCCCACATGCTGCAGTCGGTGGCGTGGATGGCGTCCTGGGGGTGGGTGATGGCGTGCTCACGGCAGCAGTCGTTGAGCATAGAACAATCGTTGTATCCAGTGAAGCAGCCTGTGCTAAATACCTGAGTTGGCTGTGGGTCTTCCATAATGTACGGCATAATGCGGTTGGAGTAGCCCTCGGTGCGAGGGATGCGATCGCTGGTTAGGATGACGTAGGCTGTGACGACGATGACAGTGATGGACGATCCGATGGCGATGCTGTGCCACTTCATCTACTTTTTCTTCTCTTACTTGCGAGTTTTCCGCTGCGTTCGGCGCCGGCGGACAGCGGTCGTTCGTCGCTTCTTTCCTGTTCGCTTAGTTTTTGACTTGGAACGCTTTGACTGATTCCGCCGCCGCGTTCCTCCACCACTGCTCACCGCACCCTGGCTCAGCCTCTGTATCTGCCGTTCTGTCCTCATTCTTTTTCGTCTCGCAATATTCGTTCCCAAACGCAATTCCCGCATTGTCTCTGGATCACGGTCTCCTTGCCCTTTGAAAGCCAAAAAACGCCCCTCGGTGTTACCTAGAGGACTATCAACTCCCGGACTCAACGCACTGATTCCACTGCGACCCCGCGGCGCACTCCATCGTGTCACCACTCCTTGTCCCCCATCCGCTCTAAACACATCAAGCGACTCTCCCGTGCCTGCAAGAGGAGAACCAATGGGCGGCGAGGCCGTGCCCTCTCGGCTGCTTGCCGATGGTGTACGGTAAGGCCCTTGGCGCACTCCCATACCTCTCCCCTCTCGCATTCCCGTTGCTACTGGCTCCGGTGATAGTGGTTCCAATGTAGCTGCTTCTCCTATAGGCAACTCTGGCTCAAAGAGATCTGGCAAAAACTCCTTCTGATAGTTCATCAAATCGTCAGGCGTAATCTCAATTGGTGCTTGATTAGCATATGCTGCATAGTAAACCAAAAGAGACTCAAATGTCATATGAAGGTTGTATCCGTAGTTAATGATTCCTGGATGCTCTTTGTTTGCAACCTCAACATACTGCTCCACCGAATTCTCCAGCGTCAAATCAAACTGAGTTTGCAAGTCAATCGCTGGTGCCTCTCCCGGCGCAGAACTATATCCTAGTCCTTCACCCGGCCCCGGATCGCTGGGCTCAAACACAGCCCCATTTGCAATCTGAGCCGCTGGCTCGTTGGAAACGGCAGAATCGACATAGCCTGGATCTACCACGTCAAACTTGTCTGGCAAACCATCCGATGCCAAGTCGGTATAGTACGGAGCCGCTTCGTCATTGAATGGAGGAAACTCCCTCATTTGGATCTCTGGAGGGATTGGCGCACCACCCCGCTGGCCCTGCACGTAGCGCCCGCTTCGTTTGCGAGACCCTCCCCCACCTCTCATCCCCAAACGCGTAATAATCCGAGCAGAATCATAAAAGGGCCGCTTTGACTGTCGCACTGCATCCACTCCCGAAATTTGAGCCAACACTTTTTGGAGATTCACATGGTTTTGTTCACGCGCAAGTGTGTGATACTGCCCCATCGACATTGTCAGCTGACTCTTTATAAACTGCGCTGGGGTTGGAGCCTTGATCTTTTTACTCTTCTTGATTGCTGAACTACGCACTATCGGGATCAGCAAATAGTTTTGTTTCATCTCATCTATTTGTTGGTTGTACTGAACAACAGTTTCACCATCAATGCGAGCCGCTCCACTTAACAACGGCATCCTTCTTTCCAGTTCCGTCTCAATTGCCTGTGCATCATCGGCTATCGCCTTCCAGAACGCACCCGAAAACGTCTCCAATTCACCACCCAAATAGACTTCGGTGTTGGGGTTCTTTGCTAACAATTGCAGACCAGCAATGTAGCGCTTATTTTCTGTGACGATCTGGTTGCGAGTGTATATGTAGCGCTTGCGAGCATCCTTTTCTGGTGTTTTGCTTGGCTTGTACTCCACAATTGAGTAATACTTACCATCCTGGTCCGCTGGCTTGGGAAAATAGTGGCTCTCCTTGCCAGTGTAAATGCACGGCACATGGAGCATCACACAATACATCATGACCACCATATCACAAGTGATGATGGTCGGTGTATCTGTGGCCTTCTTTCCCACATGTGTGTATAGAAAGTATATGATAGCTTGGAGCTTATCGCCCCATTCCTTCAACACCAATAATTTGATCTTATCGTCTTGCCCTTTGTTCTTGCTTGCCAATGCTTGCGCCTTGCTGGCGTTCCCCTTGAACAGATTCATGTTGGGGTCGCCCCCAGCCCCACCTCTGTTAACAATATCACAATGAGGAGCTGGACGACACGCATCACCACACGCCACCTTTAGTTCATACTGAAATCTTCCTCCTGCCCCGGTGGTTGCAATTACGCTCGATGGACCAAAGCCCATTAACTCCATGAATTCGGGCGTCAGCTCGATCGTACCTCCCTGTGCCGGCCATGTGTAATCTGCATTTTGCTTCTCCAATGGATCAATATAAGAACCAAATGTCTTCATTGTCTGAACTGTGCCAGGGTTTGCAACAAAGACTGTGTATCCCAAACCGCTCTCCCAAAAGATCTGATTGTACTCCTTCGGTTGGTCCAACGGCGTACCCCGCGCCACTTTGGTCCACGTCGTCCGGTTGAGAAATTGCTTTTGCGAGTCAAGGATGTTGGTTTCGAAACCGTGCAACACCTTTTTCCATGGTGCCGGATAGTTTCCATGTGCGTCCATTGCTTCCGGATAGAGCGATACACCTTGCACAATCTGAATGTTCGCCCCATCCTTGAGCGTGTCCAGATAATTGATAATTTGTTGCTCCTTTGTATAACTTGCCTGAGTCTTTCCATCGCCAACCGCCGTCAGCGGAATTTTCCTGTTCACCGCACCCCGAACATCGACATGGATGACCCCATTCGGTGCCTCATCGACCCCCACCACCATGCGTTGAGCCATCAATTGCTAATCTATACGACCATAATATATAACATAACACCTCACCCCCTCTTGCACACTTAGGAATCCGCGCGCGGCCACGATCGCAACAGCCTCGGTCGCATACTGTTGTAGAACACTCGCACCCACTCAGCCCGACTCGTATAGTCGTCGCCCTGGATTCTGAGCGGTTGGGTACCATTGGCATTGGCAATCGCCTCCCGAATCTGCTCTCGATTTGCGTCATATAGAAACTCACGCTCAGTCAGCCCTGGCAGGAAACGAATGGTTCTGTTCATTACGTAGAGGCTAATAATGCTCTTCCCTAACAAATCTAATGTCTTTGACGTGTTGAACCATATTCCCATCCAAAGATCCACCAGCGAACAATCAGTTTTCCATACGTGCTTAGTCGGATTCCTCGCCTTCCACGGACCCTCCGCCACCCACCGACTGCTGACATTTGAAAGACGATGGGGCTGATGACATGCTAATTGCTTTGTCATCATGGCTCGGCCGTAGTTGGACATCGCATCGCAATACCTCTGGACATTTAGCTCTGGGTTGGCACCACACATACATTGTCTAAACGCAATCAGTGTGCGATCTCCAACATAGACGTCGTTTTGACTAATCCGACTAATCATACAATTATCGTATTTCTGGATCCAGTCCCACATCCGCCGCTCGCCCAAGAAGGCCGTCGCACTTGGCGCCCGCATCCCCATGTGTTCAAACAACACCACCACCCCCAGTTCATGCGGAAACTCTTGTCCGCACAAACTCCGACACACATCGCTCAGCACCGCCAAATACTCTTCCACCACGTTCACCCCTAGTTTGGCGACGCCATCCCACTCTGTCTCCACCTCGGGTTCCACGGTGATGGGTCTGTGCTCTCCCTTTGCACCATCCATCTGGCTCAATTTGGCCGCCCATCGGTCAGCCGCAACGACGACGCCAACCACCGCTGGTGTGCATCCAACACCTCCCGCTCCTCTTGCATCAGCATATGCATCCGAGCGTCCGCAGAAATTCGCTGCTGATCCCGCTGCCGATCCATCTCCGCCTGGTGAATAGTCTTGTCCTGCAAGAACGCTGCCGCTTCGTTCTCCACCTGCTCTCGCTCACGCATCAACTCCTTCATCGTTTTGGGGCGGGAGTATTGGCTGTCGCCGTCTTCAAACCCAGCAATCGGGACCACGCTCTCCTCGTACGACCGCTTCAGGTCGCCGTACGATACGTCGCCCACCGAACCACCAAGCAATGGCCTAGCACCAGCATCGGAAGCCAGCAAGAGGGTGCCGCAGCCTTCGGCACCATCAGTGGCCGGCATTGGGCCATCGGCCAACACCAACGCCCGCTTCGCCGCCTGCTTGCGGTACTTGGCCATCTCTGCCGCCATTTGTTGCTCCGTAGTAACCCGCCGTTCACCCGTCTTAAGTTGCTCTTCCCAATTATCATCGTCACCCTCTTTCAGCCACTCACCATGCCCTTCAGACTTTTCAAACAAACATTTGTGATATTCTTCAAAAGACTTGTTGAACCATAACTGAAAGTCTTCCCGACCACTCGTCTCCTCAGCAATCTGGTGGCCCTCGGGGGTGTCGTAGTCCTCTCGTACCAGTGTTGATGGATCGCCCGCTGAGCGTGCCTTGAGCATCTTCCGGCACATCACGTGCGCCTCATAGAAAAGTCGGTAAACCGCTACTGGAGCGCCCGAACGGTCAGGATGCAGCGATGCCACTTGCCGCATCGCCCGCCGCAGATCGACATCCGAAAACCCTTGCGGTAGCTTCAGGAGATCGAGCAACTCCTGAAGTGTGTAGTTGCGAACGTCCAGATCTAAATGCTGGTACTCTTCGGGGGTCACTCCCTCCAGTCCCTCCCCCGAACCTCCACCATGGCCGCCAAGACTTCCCAAATGTGTGCTCATTGTTTTCCTTCTTGCATAAAAACGGATACATGTTAAGTGGATTCAGATGCTGAGTTCCGCCTCCCACGCATGCCGACAATACTGCCACGCCAGGCCCACTGGCGGCAGATCCCATTTTCTCTCCCCCGCACCTGCATCCACTACCCGTCGCGGCAACACCCGTGCCAACTGCTCCGCACTCGACACCGCCGCACTGCCCCCCCTCCACTCGCTCAGCTTGTCGCCAGGCTCAAACCGCCCAAGACGGCCAATTTCCTGCAAGAGGGGGGGTGGGTGAGTGCCCTGATATTCCCAGCTCCAGCTGGGAATTGGGCCCGTGTAGTACTCCCAAACCCACTGGAGGCCCTGGAGCCACTGCTCGCTTGCTCGGTCCAGCCAAGGACTGTACGGCGTCTCGCCGTACGCCGGATCAATCATCTCGTTCAGAAAATGTTTGTAGTATCTTGTCCGCCAACCTTCGCTTCCAGCGTCGATCCAATTTTCGATATCTGGTTGCGTCATTGGGAGCGAATTCCACACCGCCTCCAACTGATCTCGCTTCATCAATGGGACCAATCCGGGCTGGCTGGTGCGCGAGGCCATCCCCCGGCGACGCCGAGTCCACGCTGTCATCACCTTGTCCTCTTGCTCACCCAACTCGGTAATAATCCGCTGCACCTCGATCCAGTTGGGTACCCAGACCGGCTGCACCGCCGCCAGATCCTGCATCTGCATCACCCGAAACGCTGGATCCTCTGCTCGGATCGCACTAAACGCCCCGCACAACCGCTCGATTCCGCCGTCACGAATCGATATCCCGGGCTGGTGCGGCAAGAAATCGTTCCCCAACATTGACATCAGAAACACGTAGTCGGTCATCGCTAGTTCCTCACCACCTCCCATGCTCTTACCGATCGCCTTTGCCAGCTTTGGGATCTCGATCACATAAGTTTCCAACGGCGACAACGTCTCGTCGATGTTCTTCACAAAACTCGGTGCCTCCCGGGCCAAACGCAGACTGGCACAATGGTGTTGGTTCGCAAGAGTGAGGAGAATAAGGTCAGCGTCCAACCCATACACCATCACGTGTTTGTCCTTCCACATTCCGCTGCGAATCATGTCCATCAGCTTGTGTTCCCCCTCGCCCGGATGTTCAGATCCCGAAAAGTGGAGCGGAATGGGGGTGGCTGTATTAAGTTGCGTCTCGATGAGCGGCATCAGCGCCTTCATGAACGGCGTCTCGGGTGTGATCTGGGTGGTGTTGAAGCCGGTGGTGGCGTTGGATGCAGCGACCTCGGCAAAGGCTGCCTCCAGCATCAGCCTTCCGAACCGCCGCTGTCGCTGCTGACTGATCTTGGCGTTGGGGGCAATGCCGTCAAACGCCACCACGAGCTGCTGGGTGGCTCCAACCAACACTGGTAATCGGGCAAGAGTGGCGACGACGAGGGGAGCGATTCGCTTCGCCGCCGCCGCAGGTTCCATCTCGCTCAGCCGGTCGGGCCAATATCCCAACCGCTTAAACTCCTCCTCCTCTTGCTTTTCGATTACACGCACGGCTTCGTAAATAACACCATTTGCGTCGATGCACACTATGTCCACCGTGCCAGCTATGCTCGCTAAAATCAGCACCGATCTGTTTCGACGGAGCAGGTCAACAAAGTAGCCAGGAATGCCCATATCTCTCACTGATAGTGCGGTGCCTCTAGTTCCCTTGGAAATAGTCCAGCGGCAATACAGCACATGTTCCAAAGTCCAGCATCGGGGGGGGGGTATGTGGACCCGACAACATCGACCGCTACCACGCCAGAGGTCCGCCGACGGTGTCGGCAAAAGGCCAACTACTACCTTCAACTCGTGGCTACCACTGGTGCCTATTATGCAGACCGTGCTGTTAACAATAGCATCTCCCACGCAGATGCCGCTGTGGCAATCGGCAATCTAGGCAAGGCGCGGGAAGCCGTCACCTCGATAACCTCGGACATGCTCAATGACATCGAGTTAACTGCGGCTACCCTCCAAACCACCAATGACAAACTTGCTTCAGCCTTTCGAACCGCCGGCTCCCGGTCCATCGTCGACCTCCTCAACATCTGCGAAGGACCCACCCTGTCCGAATCGCTCAATGCCCAGGGCCACGACGTCTGGACTCTACTTAAGCTATTCTTCACCCCCACCAGCTACCGCTACCTTCCCTGGAAAAAAGACAATCATTTTCATCCTCCTGGCAAGCGGCTTGCTAAAGACCGGATCGTCGACGACTTTATGCTGGTGGAACACGCTACCACGCTCCAATGCTTTGATGCCGCTCGCACCGCCCGGACCTTCAACACCCGAGTATACGGCGTCATGGTGGTCTTTCAACTCACTGAAAATCAACGCACCCTGGTGGTATCAGGCACCTGCGCATCGCCCCCCTGGGACGCCATCGAATCCCCCCTCTTACGATCCATTCGTTCTCAGCTGCGCAGCGAAGACGAAACCGGGTACGCCACCGAATATGTTGATTTGTTGACAGTTAAGGATTGCCTGGTTTATAACGTCCAAGAGCTGGCTTCGCACCTGGCTGGTGCCATCACCAACAGCGAAAAACTGCGTAAGCAACAACTCAGCGTCATCGGACACGAATTTATGAGCGCCGACCTATTCGGACGACGCAAGATCATTCTTAACTTTCTGGCGCTCAGCAGCAAATCTGAGTTTCTTTGTCTGGCACAATTGTTGTACGATTTGCTGGCGAGTGATCAGAGTGGAACGGGGGCAGGTGTGAGCGACCAGGCGCTAATCCACGGCTCACTGCCGTGGGCCGCACGACGGCTGGTTCGGAAGGTGCTGTCACTCAACTCCCATGATCACGAAGGTGGCGAGAACCGAATCCCACTGGAACAGCGCATCACACTGATGAAGGTGCCACAGTGGGTCAAGGACAAGGCAATGCAAAAACTACGCGAAGTCAAAGCCAAGTCGGATGACACTGGCGCCAAAGCTCGGCAGTATCTCGAAGGGCTGCTACGGATTCCCTTTGGAGACATCCGCGAAGAACCGTGCCTTCTGTTGCTGCAAGAGGTGAAGAAGGCGGTAGAGATCACGGCAATGACCATAGATCGTCCCCAGCTTAATTCGTTGGAGGAGATCCGAGGGGTGGTTAACTCGCAGATGCGCCAGGCTCAGCGAGCATTAACCTCAAAGCTCAAGCGGCGTACCCACGAGGCGCTGGCGCAGATGGGAACTGAGCTGGGGGTGACGGTACCGAGCAAGTCAAACGGCAAAGAGGCGGTAGCCCGGGCACTGACCGTAGGGATTGTACAGCGACAGACGCAAGCGCAGCCGTTGCCCGCCGATGTGCCTGGAATCCCACCCGATGTGGCGCTAGCCACCCGCACCCTCACACGAGCCATCGATGCCAATACCGAGGCCGAACAGACCGCAATAAGGGTGATGGAACAGCTGGATGAAGCGACCCACGGCCATCGGCAGGCGAAGCGGGCGGTTGCAAGAGTGGTGGGGCAATGGATGACGGGGGAACAAAACGGCTACTGTTTTGGGTTCGAGGGTCCGCCAGGAGTGGGGAAGACCAGTCTGGCAAAACGCGGGCTGGCCCAATGTCTCAAGGACGCCAATGGCAAGACGAGGCCGTTTTGCTTCCTGGCGCTTGGTGGGGCCACCAACGGAAGCTACCTCGACGGCCATAGCTACACCTACGTGGGATCCACATGGGGACGGATCGTGGATTGCCTAATGAACGCCGAGTGTATGAACCCTATCATCTACATCGATGAACTCGACAAGGTGAGCCGGACCGAACACGGAAAGGAAATTATCGGCATCCTGACCCACATAACCGATCCGACACAGAATGAAACCTTCAACGACAAGTACTTCAATGGGGTGCCTATTGATTTGTCAAAAGTGTTGTTTGTCTTTTCCTACAATGATCCTGCGGCGATTGACCGAATTTTGTTAGATCGGATCCACCGCATAAAGTTCGAGCCACTGTCGTTGGGCGACAAAGTGGCTATCAGTGAGCGGTTTGTGTTGCCCAAGTTGAAAAAACAGCACAACCTGGGGAAGGTTCCGGATATTCCGGTCGAGTCTATCGAGCACATCGCTACTAGTTACACGAATGAGGCCGGAATGCGGCGATTGTCCGAGCATCTTCGAACGTGCGTGGGCGAGATCAACCTCCAGGCACTCGAGGGAATCCCTACCCCAGACTTGTTAACTCCAGACCTCGTGGATGACTTGCTGTGCGAGGTTCCCAAGATCCAACACCCCCTTCTTGCAAGAGAGGGGACGCTGGGGGTGGTGGCTGGGCTGTGGGCTAGTTCTGTCGGCCGCGGTGGTATGCTGCCCATCGAGGCTACGTGGGCCTTTGGTTCGACGCTGCTGGAGCCCAAGATCACTGGGTTGCCAGGCGACACCATGCGGGAAAGTGTGACCGTCGCAATCAACTTGGCGTGGTCAGCACTCGATCAGCAAGAGAGGCAGCGTATTGAAAAGGATCAGGAGGCTACGGGACAAAAGGCGATCCACGTGCATTTTCCAGATGGGGCAACGCCCAAGGACGGTCCTTCGGCCGGGATTGCAACCTACATTTCGGTGATGAGTCTGCTGATCAAGGTCCCAGCACGCATCAACTGGGCAGTCACTGGTGAGGTATCGCTACAGGGTCGGGCTATGGAAATTGGTGGTGTTGACATGAAAATCACAGGCGGCTATGAATCGGGTTGTCGCAACTTTGTCCTTCCCTCTCGCAATCAGCGCGAGGTGGATCGTTTCCGTAAGCATTATTCCGACTGGAAGGCATTGGATGATATTCAGATTCATTTGGTGGACACCGCAGCAGAAGCTGCGAAGCTGGTGCTAGATTATGAAATGGTAAACGAGGATCCGGAAGGTGATGGGGATGGCGACGGCGACGACGGCGACGGCGGCGACGACGGTGACGGGGATGGGAATGGCGGGGATGACGATGAAACCGACTGCTGAGAAAAACCTGACTCCTTAACAGCCACCCCAGCAATGGTCTTTGCACAGTTTCTTGGTTTCTCGGCTTCGTTCGTCCCATTCATCATTGTGGTATCGGCGATTGCGGTGTCCGTTGTACAGCGCAATCTGCGAGCACCCGTCATGTTTGCGGGTCTGGTCTTCAGTTCGCTCCTCTTTGCTTCGTTCCTCCAAATCACCCTCACCCTCTTGCAGAGACAGGTGACCAGAGCCGCTGGAGCCGACCCTGCGGCAGGGAGTGGTATTGCGGACCAACTCCGGGCCGGACTGATGAACGCCGCCAACCAAGGCGCTTACGGTTGCAACACCCTAATTCTTCCCTACATCACAACTGGTCTTATTCCACGGGCCAACGCTTTCTTCATGGCGTGGGTGACTGCCTATTTGGCGTGGTCGTCGAGTCAGTGGTCCAAGGTCGGCGGCACCCCATCCAATCCCTTTGTGTGGGTCGGCATCGCACTCGCCTGGGTGTTGACGGGATGGAGTTGGAACGCCAAATACAATGGACAAACGTGTGCTGGGCCGTGGGGTAGCGCCACCACCATCCTCGCAGGCACTGTTCTTGGACTCTCGTGGGGCGCCATCGTCGGCGCCGTATCCCCAACCAATCTCTACTTTGCACCTCTTGCATCCGATAATGTTGTTTGCACCGCCCCACGGAAGTCAGTGCTCTCGTGCACTATTGGCGGCTCGGCGCCTAGCAACTGAGTTAACGACTGCCAAGGGATTTAGAGCCCTAGTGCCTTCAGGTGGGTGTCCATCGCATTGAGCGCTGCTCGTGGAATCGGTGGCTCACGCTCCACCGCCTTCTTGTACTCCTCAAAAGCATTCCGCAGATTCACATTTCGGTACTCTTGCAATATTTCGATTCCAGGCTGTGGCTTGTTTTGCCGCATACGAACATTGTTGTGCAATTCATGGAACAGCACTGTTAACGCCTGCCCGGTCTGTACCCGACCCAGCCGAGGAGCGGGTCCTGACGCAAGAAAGTTTGTGGCGTGTCCCCGACAATCCTCACAGGGCAACACCTCGATAAACAATTGAACGACCCGTCGCATATGCTGAACCGCTTGAGAATCCAAGGCTCCAGTAGGGAGTGCAAGAGAGAAGCGATGGATGAAACGCCACCCCCAACGATGCCAGGCGCTGGCTTCTTCGTAGGCCTTGAGTGCGACAGCCTTGGCGACACGGGAATTTTCTTGTTCTGCTCGTACCTTGGCCGCTGCTTCGGCACGGCGTCGCTCAGCGCATTTGCGACAACCCATTATTCTGTCTTATGCATAGCAAGATTGCTAATCACCCGAACTCAAGGATGCCTAGAGCCAACCCTTGTGAGTTGATCACAAGCGCCGATGATGAACTCAATGGATGGGTTGCTTTCTAACATGGTTAGTGTAGCTGCTGGACCAGCGACTGACTATGACGAACCAGTGCTTTCGTTTCAGGAAATGTTGGCCAGCTTCTTGTTGGAGCCTGAACTGGATGATAGCAAGAAGGATAGCGCTGGAGCACGGAACGATAATGAACATTGTCTGATTTCACACGAACCATTGGGCGTTTATCGTGTAAAGTTGCCGTGTGGACATTCTTTCAACTACGGGCACATCTATGCCGAGGTTGAACGCCAGAAAAAACGACGAACCAAAACTGAATGGCCTCTGATAGGAGATTATGCAATCAAATGTCCATACTGCAATGTCATTCACAATGGGTTACTTCCCCCTTGTGAAGGCTTTCCGGTGATGGCAAACGTCAACTCGCCGATCAAATGGTCATTAGCGATGTCGCCGTGTGTGCACGTGTTTGCAAGAGGGAAACGTGCTGGGGAGCAGTGTGGGGCAAAGGTTATGTGCGGAGAGACGCTGTGCTTGCGGCATCGAAAGTGCGAGCAGGCGGCAGCGGCAAAGTCGACGTGTGGGCACGTGTTTGCAAGAGGGAAGCGTGTGGGACAGCTATGTGGGGCAAAGGTTGTGCCAGGAGAGATGCGGTGTGTGCGGCATCAGGGATGCAAACAGGCGTTGGTAGCAGCGGCGGCTACAGCAACGGGAGCCCAGGCGGTATGAGTTAAGACATTGGTATCTGAGTTAAGCCTGGACTGGAATGGGCAGAGCGCCTGGGACGCAGTCGGCGTCATCCACGGTGGGACGGAAACACACCCCCGCAGTGTCTTGGTAGAGCAGCGAGTTGGCGTTGGCCGGTGTGGGAAAGACCACAGTCTTTCGGACTCCGATCGGCACCATCAGGTTGAGCATCATACCGACGACAAAGCCGACCAATCCGGCCACCAGCAGCTCCCAGTTCCACATTTGGATTACTATTCTCGTGCCCGACTATTCATCGGGGGGGGAGGAAAAGTAGGCAACGCCGGTTTTTATTCAAAGTCAGACGCTTCTGGGTTATATGCTTGGGTCCGTAAGATTGCCCGCGTGCCAGGAGACACTGGTTCATAACCGAGCGACGCATGATGATACGGGATAGCGGGTGACGTGGGATGGTACGTGGGCGATTGCGCCGAATACCGATCCGCCAACGGCGAAGTCTGAGGATTGTAAGAGGGGTATGGATTGAGTTGATGGACTCGGGTAGGGGTCTTCAGAGGAGCCGGCATTTCCACGCCTGCGGCGTTAACTCCCTCGTCTCGGGGACCCAACGCAATGAACCGCAACACCTGCGTCGCCAATGTTCGCCCGCTTGCCTCCACATCATTCACCATGTTGTACTTGCCCACTCCGCTCTCAAACCACTCGGTCATCGCCGGACCCACCAAGGTAGCATTCACCCTCACCATCTCCTCTTGCACTTTTTCGGGTTCCTTGTCCGCCTTGAGTTCGGCTGAAAGCACCCGCAGCTCAGCCAAACCCCGCAGTGCCTCATCTGGTAACGGACCCAACGACGCCGGACCCAACTCTCGCACCGCCTGCTGCGCCTTTTCAGCACGACCTTGGATGGCATCAACTCGTATCAACAAATGCTCATATAATTCAGCCACGTACTCCTTGGTGAGATAGCCGTTGGTCAGCATCAGCTGAAGCTGAATGATCTCGGCTGCAATAGCCTTTCCCTCTTCAACTGCGTTGAGCAGAGCGACCCTAGGCACTTCGTACATCAACACTACCATACTCCCACATTGTGTAACCGACGGTCGTACCGACTCAGCATCGCAAACAGATTGGTTTGTGCCACAACGCGCTGCTTCTCCTTAACAGAAGGATCAACCCGATGACGCTGGCGATACGTGAGGACCGTCCACGCCAGCATCAAGAGCCCCAGACACAAGGCTGCGTTAACTGTCATCGACAGCGCCTCATGCCGGCGGCGGTGGCATTCTTGGAGCGCTTCGCTCAGCGACTCGGCGGTTCCAGCTTCCACCAACAATGGTTTGCGGACAGCGATAGCGGCGGTAGAGAACGGCATGCCCTAGTAGTCAACTGTGTATTGCAAAGGCAAAAACATCACATTCTTAATGTAGACTATGGCCCAGTTACCAAAGACAGGACGGGTCGCCATTGTTGCGATCATCATCGTCACACTCATCAGCATCCTGGGTACTGCACCCACGTGGATCGGTGCCAGCTTTGCCGCCGCTCCCGCAGGTGCCTTTTTTATCGTCAACTCAGGGCTACACAACGTCCACAACTACGTAATTCGCTGCATACAACAGCAGTGTACCAACAACGAGTTTGGTCTGCTCTTCACCGCATTCCTCCTCCTTCCCGCTCTTGCAGTCTACGGGATTCAGCTTGCGGCAAGCATGACCGCTGGGAAGTTGGCGTGCCCCACCAAGCTGCACTGGCCTACGATGGCTGCTTCGGCGGCGGTGCCCGCTGGTGGTATGCTGCTATGGTCGCTGTCCGTTATGGCAATTGGCTTCCATCAGCTGGTCTATAACCGTCCCATTACCTCCGCTCTTGCAACTTTTGCTGAGCCTCTATTTGTCTATGGCTACATCCTGACGTGCAGTGCAGCCGCCACCCTAATGGTGCTTCGGAAGACGTGCGAGACCCCGCAAGAAGTGCAAGAGAAGGCGATTGATGAGAGCCTAGCGGCACTCAACAAGCCGGTGGCGCCGGAGCCCACCTACACGCATCAGCATTAACTCGCCAGGGGGTCGTAGGGGGACTGCAAGTCCCCTACCCTACACGCATCAGCATTAACTCGCCAGGGGGTCGTAGGGGGACTGCAAGTCCCCTACCCTACAC